ATTGTATTGATATAAACTTATTAATTAAATAAAATAATTGATTTAAGATATTCTTTCAGAATATAAAATTTAAATATTATTATTCATATAAATTATTTCATAAATATTATTTTAAAAAACCTTTTATTAAGAAATGGAATGAAGTGTAGTAAGTTATTTACTTACGTAACGAGAATGAACATTTCCAATAAATGATCGAGAATAAAATTACTTTAAAAATTCGTATTTAGATGAGAACGAATGTAATGAGTCGAATCTAAATAACGACATTTAGTAATTTTATTCGAGAATTAATATATTTTATTTATTCGCGCGCGTGAGGAGGTGGCGCCCCGGCCCGGCCCCGGCTGCCGATTTTACTTATTTATATATCTATACTACTATAAAATGCGTTTAAACGGCTTTATAGGCCATTATTAAAGATTTTAAATATATTAGGTAATAATTTATATGGTTAATTATATAAAACGTTAAATATGGCTATATAAGAGCTTTAAAATTGATTGGAGGATTTTATGTCGAAAGGAATATTTGATTTAATTGAAGAAGTTGCAATGGAGCATACTATAACCGAAAATGGGTTAAAGGTCTTTACTGAGCAAGATATAAATTTTATAAAAAAGTCTATAGATGCTGTTTTAATAAATATAAAAGAGAATCTATAGATATAATTTATCAAAATAAGATTGATTCTAAAGATAATTATTTTAAAAGTAAAGTTGGAGGAACTCCGTTTGTTTCTGTTGGGTTTAGTATCCCGACTAATGATAAAAAAGAGCAAATGACAATGATGTACCAAATTAACTGTAAAGAATTACCACCAAATAATATTTATCCTAGTAGTGGGATGATACAATTCTGGGCTGATTTCGATATTAAAAATATGGAAGCAATGAGTTTAGGTATGGACGAGGCTACTACTGTAGTAACTTACCAACCAAATCTTACTAATTATGTTAATGTGGACGCAGTGTTTGAGAAATATAACCCTGTTAGAAAAGATGACGGCTGGTTTAGATATGGTAAAGACAATTCTAAAGCATTAGGATTTAAGAAATCTGTATCATATCCATGCTTATATGGTAAAATAGAAGATGATTTTTTAGCTATATTTAATAAAGAGTATAACACTAACTATGAATATTTTTATGATATCTTCCATGGAGTTAAGAGTTCTAATATTAAACCATTTAAATATCAAGGTAAATTAGAACGTGTTGGTTTATTTAACTTCTGGAAATATGGTGAAATTAATAAAAGAAATCAAGAAGCTATTGCTAAAGCTAGAGATGAATATAATGCTGAAAGAAATTCTGCTTCAAAAGCATACGAAGAAGTATGGAGACACATGAATTCTAAATACAGTTCTGATGATAGAATAGGTGGTTATATAGATAGTACAACACTAAATGATGCTGCACTTGATGATATTTATGAAAATAGATCAACTGAAGTAGTGTTATTCTTATATCCTAATACAGAAGAACAAGAAGATAAAGATGCTGCTATAGACTTTGATGGTAGTGGTGTGTATGAATATTTCTGGTATGTAAATAATAAAAATGACCTTCCAAAAGGAAATATTATATATACTTCTACATATTTCCACTAATAAGTATAAACAAACATTAAATGTAAGGCTAATATTACAAAAATATATCAAATTGATATATTTATATACAATCAGTACCGTAATTTAGAGATTTTAACCAAAAATCTATGTTTGTCATTCAAAAAATTTAGAAGTTCAAGTAATAATTATTATAGTAATACTCTGAAAATTTCAATTCTTGTGATAATATGTAATACGCAAATAGTGTCTTAGATACATGTCATATGAAGTTCATATTTACAGTATACTTTTAAAAGTATACAACTCCTTTAAAAATTGTATTAATATTACGGTACATAAAAATTAAATACCCAAATACGAATAAGTATTTGGGTTTTACATATTTTTTACCGCAAAAATTTTAAACATATATGTGTATTCGTGATCTGTTCCTTTTATATGAATTATATAAAATCCAATATATTGTGTGAAATATACAGTGTTATTAACCGACATATAATTCATATATGATAAATCACGAACAACAATTTCTATAAAACCTTTATTCATAATTTGATAAAAGCTTAATATAGTTACAATTAGAATATAGTTGTTCAAACCAAAAAAATAATCATGATAATGGTAGGTATATATTTAAAATCTTTATGTTAATATTATATTATTTTACGGAGGTGAAAATCTCTCCTATTATTTTTATTTTTAAAAGATTTTAAAAATACATATCTAAATTCAATTATTTAAACATTTGTATAAATAATATTTTATATAAAAATTTCTACCTAAGTTTAGCTACCCACAAAATGAATAATAAAAATAAAGGAGGAAACACACCTTTCCTATTATGTTAAAAATTTTTATATATCTGTAGTTAAACTTAACATTTTTACATCTAATAAAATTAGAACTAAAATATAATATCTAATATAATAAATTACTAAAATAAATACTAAAATATAAAAATTGTATTCTGTTGGTAATAGGAGACATGTAATAGGTGATTGTAATAGTCCATTAAACTATATTCGAAAGTAAGTGTATAAAAAGATTATCATATTATTAATAAAATTGCATTTAATGTATCAAATTGTATGAATTATAACAATTGATTAAATTAATTGTATCAACTAAAAATTGTATTAATGAAAATAACTTAAGAACATACATAACTAAGGACTAAGTTATATTCGCTTTAAGCAATAAAATACATTTCTATTGGAAAGTAGAAAATATTAGGAGAGTAAGCTCTAATAGAGTTGAACTGTTGGAGCTTCTCTTTCAGCTCTTAATTCTATGATTTAATATAATAATAAGATATTATATTAAATGATGGAGTTAAAGTGATAAAAAAGAATATACTTCCTAAGGTAGAATTTAGGCGGAGTATATTCTTAAATGTTATGCAGCTAACCTAGATAAGTCACTACTAATAAGATTTAAATATTTGACATCTTCATTAGCGGCTTCTCTAATAGCCGGATCGATAGCAGTAATAGATGATGTCATCTTATTATCTTTCCATCGATTAATGTAAGTATATAGTTCTCTATAGAAGTCTTTCTTCGGTAGATTTAGACTTCTAAGATATTCTGTATACTTACTAATACAATTTACTAAGAACTTATGCCGTTCAAAGTAAATTATATCGGATCTATGACCATCCATATAGTCACCTCCTTAATTCGAGTTTATCTCTCATCAAATGAGGTTTGATACTATAATAATATGTAAGACTATTATTATATATCTACTATATTATATGTAATCATTGATTTGATAAAAATCCCCATATTTTATAGTGATATGGGGATACTACTTTTATTTACCGTCAAATTTTAACAAGCCTCCTGTAAAATTTAAACATAAAGAGAGGTGAATTTACATGAGATTTCATGCACTTGATCGTAATTATAATGGTAGGGAAACACTTTTAGAAGGATGGGATGCATTTTTATCTTCGGTATTCGTACTTGTTACAACACCATATGGATCTATTCCTGAAATGCCTACTGCTGGTTTTGATATGTTAGAACTGTTTGGATATGAAGAACATGACCAAAACTATGAAGACATATGTACAGAGTTTAAAGAGAAAGTAGCAGCATTGGAAAACTCTATCCCAGTTGAAATTAGTATACAACGTTATAGTCAAGACAAGTCTATAATAGATATAAAGATTACATATTCTTCTGGTACAAAGTTGTATAGTGAAGTTATAAGAAATAAATTGGAAGATGGTAAAGTATTAACGTACTTTAAAGACATACGTTTAAGATAGGAGGTATAACATGTCAAATATAACAAATGATGAATTACGTAGTAAACTTACTACATATTTACAGAAATCTTTTCCAGATGATGATATAAATGAATCTGTTACTACTGTAATGCTAAATGTAATGGGGTATGCATCAAAGCTTGGAAGAGATATTAATATAATTGAAATATATAAGGAATTACGTGCACTTGATAGCCCAGATGCTATGAGTAAATGGTTTAATGAGTATATCCTTGGAGATAAAATCAATAAGAAAATACAAGCAGCATCTAAATATGATCCGGTAAAAACTACAGCTAATCCTATAGATATAACTATGGGACAAGCTAATAAAATATTACATGGAAATTTACCAGTAGATAATGAAACTGATTATGAAATAGCTATAGAAGAAATAAGAAAAGCTATATTTAGAGATCTTCGTGAAGAATATATCAGGAAAAGATGTAAATATAATAAAGACGGGTCTATTGATAGAGCTCTTAATATTGAAGAATTAACTAAACTTCGTACTGAAGCAGCAAAACTTGTGAATAGTAATAGTGAAGTTCGTGAATTAGAGCGTAATAACAGTAATAATAAGAATACTGCGTTAATTCTTAATGAACGTGCTGTTGATTTTAAATATAAAATAGAAGTTTTAAAAGAAGGTTTCTGTAATAAGTATAGAGTTACACCAGAAAGCTTTGATATGTTTTTCCAAGCATTATATGGTGATAATCTAGACCTTATGAATGGTGGAATTGAAGCTCTTAGAATAATGAATGATAAGGAAGCATTCCATAAACATATATTAGAATTTAAAGATTTATTGATATATGATGATAAAACTCCATTAGATAAACCTGTATATATTTCTGAATTTGTTAAAAAGATAGATAAAGAGGAAGAAGATATGTTGGCTGATAGTGGAAGAAAGACTGCAGATCCTATGGCAGCTGCTCTTTTTGATGAAATGGTTGATTTATTACATAAAAAAGAACGTAGAGAAATGGGAGTTCCAGTAGAAAGTAAAACTGTTGGTTTAAATAAAGATGAAGAAGCCAAAGTTACAAAAGTAATTCAAAGAATACGTACAAGAAGATAAATTAGGAGGTATAAATGTCAAATTGGGTATTAGATTTAAATAAATTAATAAATACTAAAGAATATCCAGATATAGATTTAGAAAATAGCGCCCATAGCGTAGTTGCTAGTTATTCAGAATCTACATCTGAAAAAGAAAGAGATAATATAAAGGGTAATATTAATCTTTATATAAATAATTTAAAGGATAAAATAAATGATCCTTTAATTTTAAAGAAGTATAACCTATTATTAACAGTTGAGAAAGAGCTGGGTGTAGTAGATCAAACTCATCCTATAGTAGAAATAGTATCTAAACCATCAGGTCCTAAAATAAATACAGACCCTGAAAATATGGTAATGCCTTCTAATATTATAGTAGATAAAAGAAATGTTAAAAAAGAACCATTATCGTATGCAGAAGAAGATGAGTTATTAAAAATGGAAGAAGAAGCCGAGGAAGCTGCTCAAGCAACTAATCCAACAGGTGAAGTAAATGATATAGAAATACCAGATAAAATAGACTTAGGAAATGGAGAAGTTATAGATTTACACGCTCCTGCCCCTACTACAAGTAAGATTTATGATAATATGCCATTAGAAACTGAAGAAGAAACTAAGTTAAGAGAAGAAGCTTTAAGTAAATTAGAAAATGTAAAAGTACCTGATCCAGTTAAATTCGATTATGGTTTAGATGAACTTAAAAGTGAAGTAGAATCTATAGTTGTAGAAATAGATGAAAGCAAATTATCGCCAGATATAGTAGAAGAGTATAATACTAATCTAAATAAATTTATGAGTGTCTATTCTTCACCTTGGATTCCAGATAATGTTAAAGACACATTATTACATGAGGCATATGATAAGATAAAAGAAGTATATGATAAATATAAAAATAATACGGAAGTACAGTCTGCTAAAGAAGATACTGTTGCGAATAAACTTCCAAATGTAAATTCTATAATTGATATTTTTAAGGAAAATTATAAAACTATAAATCCAGATTATCTAACTAATATAGAACTTCAGGCTTTAATGAAATTATATAATGAAACTATTGAAAGTAATGATATAGATGTTATAGAAAAGAATCATATAGAATTAGGTAAATATATAGAAATGGTTGCCGAAAGATCAAAAGATTCTGAAGGTAATGATGTTGAAATCATAGAAGTTGATGATGATAAACCAGTTAAATCTGATAGAGTTCCTAATCCTAATGTAACAGAATCAAATGTATCTTTTGATGAAATAGCTCAAAAGATATACAAAGAACCAGATCCTAAGATATTACGTGGTAATGGAACTAAGTTAGAAAAATTAATAAGATATAAAAATAGTGAGGTAAATGGACGTAAAGTATATCTTCCAGATAGTAACTACGAAGTTATAGTAAACCAAGTCCATGACAGAACTCAAATTAACTTTATGTATAACCTAATGTTACAAAATGGAACTAATATAGATGATCTTGAAGCTAGTATTAAAGAAGAATTTATACATATATTATATGACCACTGTATATTCCCGCTACAAGATAATGTAACTTATAATGATTTTATAACTAGTCTATCTCCAAACGACTTAGAATTATTATTTGTAGTATTCTCTTTAGTTAATACTAAATTAAATAAAGATAATATATTACCATTACATGTACCATATGTACAATGTGATAATTGTGAAGCTCCTATCTCTCTTAAAGAAGAAATGGTCATGGACCTTGCACAAGAATTTAAAAATATATATGATACTGAAAAGTTTATATCTAACTATAAAATATATAGAAATTCTAACTTTGGGTCAATTAAAGAAGCATATGTTGCTGGAGAGTATGGACAAATAAAGAAATTATCATTCAAAGAAAACTCATTTGAATATGAAGCATATATTTGTAGACCTACTGTTCAAAAACAAATCTTAATAAAAGCTAATAATGAATTAATAGCATATCGTTCTATGGCTGTTAACTTTACTAAGAGAGCAGACTTCTTAAGAAAGACTATGCCTGATGTGGATAAAATAATAGATTATTTAAATACACATAGTTATGCTCAATTTAAGGGAGATGTTGATTATATTAATAAAAATAATATAAACTTATCAGATCCAGACATAACAGAAGAAAATAAACTTCTAGTAGAAAATGTAACATCTGTACTTTCTAATATGCAAGATGTATTAAATGAACTTGCTCCAGTATTCTTTGCTGCTCTTATTATAGATACTGTAGTAGTTAGCACTATTGACGGGTTCTCTACATCATTTACATTAACAGACGGGGATATCTATGAATTTATAGAAGTTATCAAAGATCAACTTCCAGGAGAATTTACACAAGAAATTGCAGAAAGAGCTGAAGAAATGGATTATGTATCTAAAGATGTAAAAATATTCTTTACTGGAGACGAGCTAGGAGATAACCTAGACTTCTATTCAATATATAAAACTCCAGAAGATCTTGAAAAGGTTTTAAAAGAAAATGGTGCATCTGAAGAAGTAATTAAAGCAGAATTAGATCGTGTAAATAAAATAAAAGAAGATTTTGATAAAACTCATAGATGTACTAAATGTGGACATTCTATTTATAAAGTAGGATATAATACTTTACTTTTTTTCTCTATAACCAACCTGTCGAATTAATAACTAAAAATAAAATGAGAGTAATCTGGTCTTTATTAACTAAATTCCAAGGAGCATTTACTTGTAATCCTCTTGATTTTACATCATTAGAATTAGAATATTTAGCAGAATTCCAGGATGAGTTTATGCAACAACAGCAAGAATTATTGGATAAAAATAATAAAGAGCTAGATGAACAGGTTGGAAAGCAAAAAGAAGTTCAAAATAAACAGGTAAAATCAGTTGATAGATTCACTAACTATCTAAATAAGATAGATCTTAGTAGCAAACCGGCAGAATATGTCAGTCCATTAAAGAAAGATAGGTAAATTCGACCCATAACAAAAACTAATGTAGGCACTTAGTTTAGTTTGTTTAATTTTTGAATACCTTCTAAATTAATATATAGATTGCTACTAATTAAAGATACAAAAATGAACCCCATTTTCTGTTTCCTAATTCTTAGATGGATCTAGAATCAAAATGTTACCTCGAAAATTGTATTGCTTGTGTTTTAGGTGCCTACCTTGTGCTGTTGTATTGGTTTTCCAATACTTTTATTTTCCAACGGGAGAAGTTAGAATTTATGTCTAATTTCTCCCTGAAAATATTAAAAATCTTTAACATATATTATGTAATTGGTGTGTTATTTTGTTCGTCTACCTCAGAATAATGAAATCATTTACTGTATGTATTATTTTGTAAATCTTTTGTGTAGAAACTGTCTACCAATAAGAGAATTACCCCATAAATCTTAATGGTTTATGGGGTGTATCTTTTATTTACCGCTAAATCGAAATCAAACAATCCCATGTCAAAAATAAAGAAGAAAGGAGGATTTTCACATGAAAAAAGGTGTTTTCAATGCTTTAATGATGAATTCATTAGAAGCTAGTAATAGTCTATATATACCAGAAGAAGAAATAGCTCTGGAAGCACGTAATGCTAACCTTGATAAGTTCTTACGTATTAATAAATCATCTATATTCATAGGTGAGAAATCTGCTACAGAACCAGTTCTTATTTATTCAATGTTAGATACTTACCAAGATACTCTAAATATGTATGGAGATCTTATAAAACGTAGATCGAATCTAATAGTTAATAAACTTAGATTATATTATATGCCAAAATTTATTCGTATGAAAGTAATAAATCGTACAGTAATTGCTAATCTTGCATCAGAAATGAATAATATTAAGAAGATGCGTGCCGATTATGGGTTACAAAATGTTACTAACTTACCTAATATGATTAAAACTAATATGAGTACAGTAGTAGACATGTCATGGATAATTCAAGCTATTAAAGAAAAGACTATAGATATAAATCTTAGACTTAATAAAAAGTATAGAACTATGCTTCTAGAAATATTAAAGCAAGAAATAACTAAAATACCTGGATACGAAAATAATATCGTATATTTCAAATATCCTTTTATTAGAGATACTGGAATGAAATTGAGCATTATTGAAGGAAAAATGCAACCAATGTTCAGACCTAGTATGTTATTTATAGAATGGTTTTATAACGAACCAGATGATTTTAAGCAATTCTTAACAGACAATAAGTTAACATTTGTATTTGAGGGCCAAGATAGGAAAATAATGATTCTATCTGGAAAACCTAATTATGTAAATATGATGCAATTTAAACCAAAATTTGTATTACGTAATTTACATATGCTAGATGGTGCTAAAGAAGAAGATATTATGCTTGATCCTGAAATGCATAATGAACTTAAAGATGAAGAAGATGGTCTTGTAATACATTACGATGATGAAGTGTATGAAAATCCTAAAGTTCCAGTTGTAAATGATCCAGAACCAACTAATTTAACTAAAACTGATAATATAGATGATAAATCAAAATCTGTACAAGATGAAAAGGTTAAAGCTGGTAATATTAAACCTATAAGATCAAATGTAATTAAACCTGAAGATAAAACTAAAGTTGTAACTCCAGAGGTAACTAAAGCTGATAATTCTAATGTAGTAAATGAACCTAAAAAACCAACTAAACCTGGAAATCAAAAAGATGATAAGCTTGATGAAGTAGACATTATTTTAGATAAAGATAATAACTCTATATCTGTAGACGATGATGAACCAGTGAAAACTGTGGCTGATCTTAAGAAGAAACAAAATAAACCAGAAAGAGTTATAGATGCTAATGATATAGATGAATCTGCTAATATATCCGAAGATGATCTTGATGCTATAAATGGTATTAATAGATCTGAGGTTAAGTTTAATAATGAGGAAATAACTGATGATATAATTGATATTGAGATAGCTGATAGTAATGCTAGTAAAAAGGCTACAGTTAAAGACTATTTTAAAGTTATAGAAGATACAAAGTTATCTAAAGAAGAAAAAGCTGCAGAATTACTAGAAGTTCATAACTATTCTAACTTAAAAGAATCAGTAGAAACTCCACAGATTAAAAAGCAACGTATAAATATGATTAAATCTTATAATAAATCAATAGAAGATAGTATTGATATTATTAAGAAACATAAATTACGTGAAAAATCTCTTGGAGTTAGTGATACTAACAGTCCATATAACAAGAGTAGTACATTTAGACTTAATGAACAGTATAAAGAAAGTCTTCAAGATATAGATTTAGAAAATATACTTAAAGCTCCAATGAACTTTAGTTATCCTATATTATTAAAGAATTGGAAAAAGAAAGATATAAGTTCTAGAGAGTTTAAAGGATATGAATTAGAGCTAGAATATGAATCACATAATGGAGAACTATTGAAATTTAATATTATAGTTCCAGAAACTCTTGAAGGTGGTAACTTATTTATTGGAGGTAATAATAAACTATTATTACTTCAAAATACTTCTAAACCTGTAATTAAACAGGATAATACCGTTGTAGTTACTACGGCATATAATAAATCTATAATAGAACTTAATGGTGTATACCTTAGTACGAGACTAAAACTTGTAGTTGAAACTATTAAAAGATTTATAAATCAAAGAAAAAACACTGGTGTCAGAGTAAAAACTACTACTGACTTAGGTGATTTTATTTATAATAACCTTGTAAGTATAAACTTAGTGCATCTTAATAAACACTATAGTGGAATACTTACTGAGAATATAAACTTAGATTTTCGTGGAATTAAAGGACACGAAAAGAATGGACTTTCTTATTTAGGAACATATTTTGGTAAAGAAGTATATCATAGCCCAGATGAAGATTATATTGCATTTAATGGTAAAAAATATGACTCACTTACATTTATAGCTAATATTATTAAAACTATGGATGAAAAGTTATGGGATAAATGCATGAAATCTTCTACTACTAATAGTTATATATCTGTTCCTACTGCAACTATAATGGGTAAACACTTACCAGTTGTGGTTGTAATTCTATGTGCTATTCCTCTTAAGGAATTACTAGAACGTATGAAGAGAGATAATAAACTTGAATATTGGATAGTAAATAAGAAATCTATTCCAGAACGTATGAAAAATAATGCTAACTTTGGTATTATTGAATTTAAAGACCAATATGTAGTTCTTAAGTATAATAACTTATTAAATGAACTATTATTTGGTTTCCTAACACATTATGATTTTACTCAATATGATGAGTTTGATATTACAAACTTACTTAAAGAACTTACTGGTAACAGTAATACAGCAATATATATAGATAACTTCGTTGATGCGTTTATAGATCCAATTACTAAACGTGTATGTGAAAGTTATAATATTCCTAGTGATTTTGCTGGTATATTTATATATGCTGTATCTTTATTTACATCATATAAAGTAGTTTATAAATCTGATATACGTAATTATAGACTTTCGACACAAGAAGAAACTATAATGCGTGTATTATATTCGGCAATTGCTAAACCTATGTCTGAAGCTGTAGCACGTATGAAACGGGGTGCACGTCCTCGTATTGAAATAAAGCCTACTGCTATCTTAGAAACACTTAATAACTTGCCTACAATGAGTGAAGCAAATGGACTTTCTGCTTTCCGTAATATTGTAGAAAGCAATGACGTTTCTATTAGAGGACATAATGGTATAAATGAAGAACGTGCTTATAATACAAAACTTAGAATGTTCAACGTAAATAACTTTGGTACTGAAACTTGTGGTACATCATATAATAGAAATGCTGGTATAACTAAACAGCTTCCATTTGATAGTACTATAAAAGATCTTACTGGAGATTATGAACATCATGACAATGCAAAAGAGTTAACTAACGCTTCTGCAGATGGATTTATTGACGCATTTGTTCCATATTCTTCTTCTGACCATGCTGTTAGAAGACTAATGCAATATGGACAATTTAAACATATAAGACCAGTAGTCGGAGCAGATCCTATGTATGTTAGTACCAGAGCCGATGAGGCTGCTGTTGCTATGAGTAATAAACATGCATATACTGCAAAGGGTAATGGTAAAATCATCAGTGTTGATGATAAGTTTATTAAGATTAAATATGATGATGGAAAAGTTGATGCCGTATCACTTGATAATGTACAACGTAACTCAGATAAAGGGTACTATCTGAAGAATGACTTTATTATGAATGATAAGTTCAAATTAGGTTCTAAAGTACGTCCTGGTGACATAATTGCATACAATCCAGAATCATTTAAAAAGAAACCAACAGGAGAAATATCATTAGCTGCAGGAGCATTAGTATGGGTACTAACTTGTGATTCTGAGGCTGTATGGGAAGACTCGTGTTTACCTTTTGAAAATCTTAGTAATAAACTTGCGTCTAAAATAGTAAAACGTGTTGCTCGTATCATTGATTTAAATACTGAAATAAGAGATTGGAATATTGATATCGGTAGTAAAACTATGCCAGATACAGTACTTTATAAATATAAAATACTTACAGATGATAACACAATAAATGAAATGTTTATGAATGCTGAAAACCTATCTCTTAAAGAAGTAACTGCTCATCATGCTGGAACTATAGTAGATATTCGTGTTTATTATAGAGAAGGACGTAATGTTACTATGAGTCCGTCAGTTAGAAAATTTATAACTGCACTTAATAGTGTACATACAGTCCGTAGTAAGATGGATAATCTTGATGATGTGAGTGATAACTTTACTAAAAGTGTACTAGACAAACGTCCACAAAAACTTACACAAGGTAAACAAAGTAAAATTAATGGAGATATAATAGATGACGGTAAAATGCTTATCGAATATAGTATAGAATTCATTAATAAACTTGGAACTGCTGATAAGGTTGTACTAGATAGAGCCTTAAAGGGAGAGCCTACTATGATTGAAAGTGATAGCTTAGCACCAGTTGGAGCTGAGACTGGACGTAAATGTAGTTTAATGTATAGTACATATAGTGTACTAGCCAGAATGTGTGGAGGTCTAGAGTTACATGGAGAGTTATTAAGTATATTAATGCACATTGCATGTAAAAATAGACATATTCTTGATATACCTGCGGAACCTGGAAGTATTCTTGATTATAAGAGTAGTAGAGAGGTTATAACAGGTAAATACAAATATAGAAAGAAATAGGTGATATAATGGATATATTTCAAATTATTGAAGAAATATCAATGGAATCTATAGATATTGATAAAACTTTTAGTAAAATAGAGAAAGCTAGTGGTATATCATTACCAGAAGATCTTAAAGAATATTTAAGAGATTATAGAAAAAATTTTAATGATAGTAAATATGATGGAGTTGAAATATTACCATTGGATGAATCTAATAAAAACTATAATATATTTAATGAAATTAAATACCATAAAGAAGAAAATGGTATAAACTTTGTACCTATAGAAGCTGTAGGTAATGGTGATTATGTTGGAGTTATGGATACTGGTGAAATCGGTGTTTATAATCACGAAAATCATAAAGTTAAAAAAGTTGCGGATACGTGGACTAAATATTTGGAAATGTAAATAAAATTTTAAATAGGAGGATTAAATTATGTCAACATTATTTAATGCAATAATTGAGGAAATGGAAGTAACTCAAGCTAAAGAAACTTGGGATGCTTATTGGATGGAAGCCATTAAAGAAGCTGAAGATATGGAAAATTCTGAAATATCATTTGAATCTATCGTAGATGGAGATAATGCTGTTAAAAAGGGATTATCTGGAGTTATGAGATGGTTGTCATCTTTAGGTTCTAATAATAAAAAACTTGCTTGGGATATGAGCGTATTTGAAAAAATAGATAAATCTAAAATATCTAAAGATGTAACTGGAGTAGCAACTCCAGAATATGTAAAAACTTTTACTGATTGTATCAAAAATATGAAATTCTTAAGTGCAGCTGATGTAGATAAATTAAAATCTATAACTGAAGATTTAAAGAAAGATCCTAAAGCTCCTAGAAATATATTAAGAATAGTAGCTCTTGTATTATCTATATTCGGAGGAATACAAACTGCAGGTTATACATTAGGTGCTAGAGGATATATGGCAGCATTTATGGCATTCGGGTTTTCAACTGCTGGAGCAGCTGGTATGGTAGTTGCAAATATTATAGCTTCATGTATAGGAACATTATTATGGTATTTCATTAGTAAAAATAATATAGACGGAGCTTCTACTAGTAAATCTCAAGTTAATACATTATTAGATTTATTAGCTAAAATCCAAAATAATATTATAGGAATTGATGGTGCTGAAATAAATGACTCAACATTTAGTAAAGTAGAATCATTAACTGCTTCTCTTAAAGCTCCTGGTTCTACTACTATATCAGTAGCAGATCAAAATAAAGTAGCAGACATGCTATTAGAAGCAGCTAAAGTTAAAGAACAAATCAAAGATAAACCAATAAATATCAATAAACAAGGAGCACTAGGATCAATATACTCTATAGGATCAGAATTTAAAAGAGGATTTAAAGGAGTAGATCAAGGTGTTATTGATAAATGTAATGAAATTATAAAATTAACTACTAAAGTTAATACTTATATGGATGCATTAGCTGGAGCTTCTAAAACTATAGCTGCTGATATTAGAAAATGGTAATGGAGGTATAATATGTCTATTTTTAACTTAATTGAAGAAATTGAAATAGAAAATGATAAGTTATATAATGAAAAGATGACTGTAGAACTATGTAATTGGAGTGATTATTAATGGATATATTTAATATTATAGAAGAAATTGAACATGATAAGTTAGTGTCAGGTTTAGAGTCTTTGAGAAAAGAAATTGAAGAATATTGTGGATTTGATGTATATTTTGAATCTATAGTATCTGGTGATAATGTGATTAAGAAGTTTCTAAGTAAAATTGGTAAGTCTTTAAGTACATTTAGCAATGATGGTAAGATAAAATTTGATACGTCTGTATTTGAGAAAATAGATAAATCTAAAATATCTAAAGATGTAACTGGAGTTGCTACTCCAGAATACGTTAAACCATTCTATGAAATTATAGTAAGGGATCCAATATTTACTAACTCTGATTTAAATAGATTAGCTATATTAACTGAAAAAGTAACTACTAAAAATAGCGACCTAGGAACACTTGCTAAGTTCTTATCAAGCATATCAGGAGCATTTAGTTGGTTCTTTCTTATTACTGGAGTACTTGGAGCCTCAGTTCCAAGAGTAATTGTATACGTAGCATTAGAGATTATATCTTTAGTATTACGTGCATATAGTAATAGTGATGCTAAATATACTACTGAGAAAATGACAGATGAGCAAGTTCATGAAACATTAGATCTAACTTGTAAGCTGTTTAATTCATTAATTGGAATAAATAGTACAACTATAGATGATAAGAGTTTGGATGCTGCTGATAAAATAATAGCATCATTATCTAATCCAACTCAAACTACAATATCAGTTGATGATCAAAAAGAAGTTGCTAATATGCTATTAGAAGTAGCTAAAAAGTATAGCCAACAAAAACGTGAAGTAACTAGATACACTATGGATAAATCATATTTAAAGATATTTAAAGAGTTTATGTCAGATGTTAAAGTTACTGATAGACGTGTTAGAGATCTAGATGATTCTATGCTATATAAAATGGATGGTATCATAAGTATGGCTACTAAACTTACAAAATTATCAGATAAGATGGCAGTTGCATCAAATACTATTATGCGTGACATTAGAAACTGGTAGGAGGATATAAATGAATGAAGGAATATTATCATCAATATTTGATGATATTGAAAACATGAGTAATATTCCTCAAGATGAATTCAAAACTTGTTTGGAATCTATAGAATCTGATTTAGCAGAATTGGATTCTATAGACCAATCTATAGAAGAAGCTGAAAAAGCTAGTTTTGAGTCTATTATAGAGGATATTAATCTATTTAATAGTGTTTTAGCATATAAAAATGCTAAATCCGGAGTAACATTAGAAAGTGTTAGTTCAGAGTTTGATGTTTCTATGGAAGCTTTAAAGGAAGCTATGAATAAAGGATTGGCTACTATTAAAGCATTATCTAAGAAATCGACATCAGTTATAATGAAATTTAAAAATAACTTAAATTCTAATAGAAAGTTATTGAGAAATGTCTATTCAAATGCTAAATATTTGGATAAAAATACTAAATATGATATTAGAGAATTCGCATTAACTTTAATGTGGGAAATTCAATTAGCTGCAATATTTTCTAATACAGTGCATAGATCAGATTTTCCATCAGATCCAGCTTTAAAACCTGCTTTAGACTATGCATTTGGTAAAGTTAAAGAATTTTACAGTGATAGTAGTCGTGAATCAGCGGCTCAAATTATGACTATGATAACTGGAATCGAAGGTGATGTAAATATCATTGTTAAAAATAATGATTCTTGGAAGATATCAAATAGTATTACAGCTCCAGATGATTTTGATTATCATGCTAATGCTATAGAATTAATAAACGCATTTAAACGTTATAATTTAGAGGATGAAATTAATCATGTTATAGATAAATCTATCACAGCATTAGATAAAATAAATAAAACCGATAAAGTGTCAGATGAAGAAAAAAAAGATATGGTACGTGTAGCTAAGGAAGTAGTAAGCGCGTTAAATTCTATTAAAGACGTTTATCACATCACTGTTAAAGGTTTAGTTAGAACATGTAATGGACATAAGAAAATTGATAAATAAAAGATCATACCCCAATATAGAATTAGTTTCTATATTGGGGTAATCTTATTATTTACTGCTTGAATCTACAAATACTATAACTACTATCCAAAATAGTATATTTAGTATATATGATGCTAAATGACGTTGTAGATTATTTGTTACAACTAAATTGATATCATTTAGCCATTTTAGAACGACATTTACACCTATGAATAGTAATAATACTATAGATATGATAAAAAGTCCTAATAATAGACCTTTTATTAAATTCATCATATTTATATCACACTCCAGCCATTAGCCATAATAGCGCAACAAGTACTATTCCACCTAAAATGATAGTAGTACAAATTTCCGCTATTTTCTCAAAATTGAAAATCACGAATAATACAATAGCTATTACAATTATCCACCAGATCATTTACATCACTTCTCCTTTTCTTATTAAAATATAAAAGAGGGAATAATCATTTCTAACTATTCCCCCGGACTTTCTTAGATTTCAACCATTGTTGGTGCTTTAATAGTAAAATGAATCTTACTATAATCTTTATGCCATATTTTGTAAATTTTAATAGTCTTTCTATCTATACTAATTTCTATAGATAGATTTAACTTCAAAATATCATCCATTAATAAATCAATTTCACGTTCAGTAAACTTTCTTCCAGTTGATTTACTAAATGAAATTTCTTTATCTTGAATAACTTTTAAGATAATGCTTTTAATATGAGGAATATTTATATCCTTACTTTTATTCCATTTGGATAGATTCAATTCCTTATTATACCAACCAAAGTTAGTAAATACATGAATATACTCCCCAACCGTAGAAACAGTTAAACATTTGTCCATACTTATCACTCCTTTATTTTGTTATATCTATACTAGTATATGTAATCGTTAAAGTGATAAGTCTTCATTCCTTCGCATATTCTTGGAAAAATAAAAAAGTAGGTATATTTCAACCTACTTTCTTTTTATTAAAATTTAATTTTATTAAATAGATCTTCTTGTATAAGATCTTTTAATGTATTTTGTGTATTTTCTGAAATAGTTAAAATTCTTCCTACGTATATAATATCATCATTTTTATGTTTATAAATATATGATAATATATTTTGTAGTAATGAAGAATTTATTTTCATGTAATCTATTCCAAATTCTTCTAATAATATGATTCTATATACAAACATATCCATATAGAAACTTTGTATTACTTCTTTTTTAGCTTGACCTGTTGTGAATGATCTAGAAACTATCTTATTTATTTCATTTTCTAAATCCATTCCTAGTTCAATTTTCTTTTTAATATAACTTATTCTAGCTTCAATTTCTATTTTATTTTCTAGAATATAATTACTTAAATCAAATTTCCCATATGTAGTTTCAAATTTGTTAAACTTCTTTACCAATTTTTCCAATAATTCTAAATTCTTTTTCATTTACATCATTCTCCTTTAAATTAAAATATTATTATAGTATATAGTTTTCTATATATCTACTATAGTATATGTAATCGTTAAAAGGCTAAATGATGATTCCTTCGTATATTCTTGGATTTTTCTATATTACCATTATTAATACAATTAAATTGATAATACCTATAGTAAACATATATACTAATGGATAAAAATTATATACAGCTAATATTAATCCAAATATAAATAATGCTAATGATATCCAACCCCATTTAACTAAATTCTCACGAGACCATTTCATAATATATCCCTCCCTATAAATATATGAATGTCAATACCAGTACAACTATCATAAATAAACTAAACGAACCAAATATAGATATATTTTTTCCATATCTAACTCTAACATTATAAGGTTTCCATATATTTTTCTCATATAATTCTTTATTATCCCTAACAAGCGTAAATCCAATATATATTAATCCAAACTCAACTAACATCATTAATAACTTACCCATTATTAATCCTCCCCGAATACTATAACTCACAATCATAAGTTATATCTTTTAAATTATAATAGTTTTTTAAACTTTTTCCTTTACTTTTTGTATAATTTTCAACTTTAATATCATACTCAGTCCATTTATCAATTACATCAGTAAATCTTCTTGGTATCATCTGTTCCATTATATAATCTCTATACCCGTCTTTATCAAGACATACTATAAATTTAAATCTAGTCCTGATACCATGGATGCTATTAAATCTATGGGTAATTCTATTAATATACAAATTTAAATCCATCTTCATAATATCTTTATCTCCTTCGATAAACTCTTTAATTGATTCATTGTCATATTTTCTATTTTATCTACTAGTTTTACTCTCTCATTCGCTAATAATATAGAAAGTATAACTAGTTTTAACTTCTTATATTGACTCATTTTTATCCCCATTTCTTCTTAATGATCATAACTGCTATATCTACTAATCCATAACCAATAAGTATTCCTAAACATCCATAAATAGCATAAATTAAAAAGTTCTTTAGTTTCATATTATACCTTCTTTTCTTTTTATCTCTTCTATAGCTTTACTCACAACTTTGGCTATAATATCTTCACTTAGTTTATTATCAAGTGATGTCTTTATTACATTTTCAAAATCATCGCTTTCTAATGCATCATTGACAGCTTTATCTACAATATTAGTAGATGCTAATAATCTAAGTCTTTCCTTGCCTTCTTCAATCTCCTTAGTTAATTCTTCTATTTCTTTACGAAACTCTATTTGTTTCTTCTTAAGATAAATAACTAATACCGATATTAATATTATTATACAAATAAGTGCTATTGTAAATCCATTACTCATATTTTCACCATACCTTTCCTAAATATTCATTTTTATTTATTATTCCAATTATCTAAATACAATAATGCAAAAATTACTAAAATTCCTACAATCGTTCCAGTAATCATAATACCCTCCTAAAATCAATTTTAAAGCCTTTATAGGCCATTTAAACGCATTCTATACGTATAAGTGATAACTTAATCATATTTATATATAAATGCTTAAATTATGCCATTATAATGAGTTATAATAGATACCATATCTGCCGTAGTATTGTGTTTACTATTAAATGCATCTATTAATGACTTAATATTAACATCGTAACTCTCATATTTAATTTTCTCATTATGATCCATATTAAATGAATCTATATCTATAATACGTTTCTTTCTTAATTGACCTTCTATTATTTTACAAGTTTCTATAAAGTCATTATATCTACTAGATTCTATTCTATCTGTTATAGTAATAATAACAAGAGTAATTATCAAAGATAATATTATTATACTCCCTACAATTAATAATATATTTGGTATTCCCATATTTATCCTCCTTAAATGCCATTTAAACGCTCTAATACGCGTTTTGAGACGTTTTAAACTATTAAATGAACATTTTATAAGCTTATTTATTAAATCGTTATAAATACTGTATAAACGATTAAAACATCTATACATTTTCCATTATTAGTTTAGTTAAATATAATATAACAACTCCTATCCCAAACCATAATACAGATTTACACTCTATATCTGGCTTATATTTATAGTACGGATATCTTCTAAGTTTCTGATATTTATCACTATAACCACTTGATATTGCTAGACATACTAAAAATATTGAAAATCCTATTATCAGTATTACACCTTTTAACATTTACCCACCTCTTAATATTTTGCTGTACATAAAGGTTTGGAGAAGGTATTACCCTTCTCCAAATTTTAACTTATGTCCAATTCCTTAAATACTTTAACCAAATACTCGTTATCAACATTTTTAATAATGCTGTCAGTATTTTCTATTTTCTTCTTAAACTCTGCTATAGCTCTATTATATACTTTTGTATTTCTATCTACAATAGCATTTAATATCTTACAAAGTTCAACATATGCTGGATGTTCTTTATTAATTCTACTACCTCTACATTTAGGATAGTCAAATTTCATATAGAGTTTTATTTTATTAGAGTTATTATCACTAATGGGAAAACTAAGCATCGCTACATATGTTTCTTTCCTTCTAAATTTAATGTATTTACCTATTATTGTAGTTCTGGCAATAACATTATGAGTAAATACGGCATCTTTAGCTATTTCTAGTATACTGTCGTCTGGAATCTTATTCCTCTTTATAAAAGAATTTACAAATTCCTTAACTTTTTCATCTAATATAGTAATCAGATCTTTATCATATACTTTTGCAGACTTAAGAAGTATACCAATACTTACATTTCGCAAGTCTTTTTGACATTCTCTCAAGTATTGATATAGTTCATCTGTTATTAGCTCTTCTTCTGCTAATATTGATATATTTGATGCAAACATATCATATTCGTCTATCTTACCTCTATATAATTGTACATCCATGTGCTTATCTTCCTTTATATGTTTTATTTGTACTAAACTGTTATATGTCTATATGTCCACCCACGAGCAATATCATATATTAGATATAATGGAAGACCTAAATCAATTGCTATCTTATTAAGTCTTTCACCATTTTTAATTCTATTTTTAATACTAAATACAAGCTCATCACTTAAATACGATTTTTTCTTTACAAATTTCATTGCATGGGCAACATTTTCTCTTTGAGTAATATACTCAAGATTTTTAAGAGAATTATTATGTTTATTAGCATCAATATGATTTATAATCATATCTGGAGCTTGTGGACCTAAGAATGTATGAGCTACTATCATATGAACTTTACATCTAATAGGCATGTTATTATCATTCATAAGGTCTACACTATAATATCCTCTTTTATCATCGAATGGAATTAGCTTTCTACCAGTAGATTTACGAAAAATATTTCCATTTTCATCTACAACATACTTACTAAATTTAGTACCTCTGAAAATACATTCTCTTTCCATACTAAGCTATTTCCTTTTCTCCATCTAATTCTACAGTAGTTATATTAGCTTTACCTCTCATTGCTAAGAATAAAGTCATATAACCTCCTTCTATTAGACTATGTTTAGGACTCACTTCTCCTCTAATTGGATTAAATGTTATTCTATATGGGTTTAGTGCTAAGAAGATAGATAATGCTATATCTCTATGTAGTGTAAATATACCACAAGAGTCCCCGTCCTTATCTCCCTTAAAGTTCCCATCTAATGTGATGTCATTGATTCTCAATACATCTTCTTCAGTAAGTCCAATACATTTTAAACTTATTTGACTTCCGAAATAAATATTAGGAGCTCTATATAATAAGAAATAAGCCCAATTATTTTCTATCATATCTGCTAATACTTTATCCATTATATCTTTATCTTCTTGAATAGGAATATTTTCTCTCATTCTTGCAAGATTCTCTGGAGTAGCTCCATGTTTAAGATATAAATCCATATAATCATTTTGAGTTATTTCTCCAAATGATTTATAACCCATAGTAAATACATCTAATCTAGGATTATCTGTAAGTCCACTAACTATAAAACGGCCACTATTTGGCATACGTCCACCAAAAAGAACAGATCTTATAAGACTTTCTTTATCATCAAGAAGTTCAACGTATATCTTTTCTTTAATATCATTAAAATTCTCACTAATAGTAGAAAGTTTCTTTAAAATATCCTTACTACTGCTATATTCTATACTAGTAGCATTTATTTGATCTGCTAAACTAGATATTTCTATATAACATTTATTAATTGGATGTGTTTGCATATTTTGACTTCCATCCAATTTATTATTTAGACTAAAATGTCTAAAATTCTTACTAAGTACTGGTATATAATAAGTCATTGCATTTCCTATATGCTTTAAGAACTTTTCTACAAAATCCTCTTGCACATAATATCTAATGAATGCTTCTAATGACTTATCATCTTGTAAATCTAATAAAGTCCATCTATTTTCTTCACCTTTTCTAATTCTAAAATTAATTAGATTATTCATAATAATTTGCTTCAATGACTTACTATCTTTTTTGGTTTTAAATATAGAAGCTTTCTGTTTATCCTTATCTTTGATATCTAATTTACGTAGATGTTTAAGAAATACATCAAACCAATAAGGATTAAATATTCTATATTTAAGTCTAATCCATCCACGAATCTTCTCAACTAGAGTAGTTTCGCCTTTACAATGTGGGCATATAATCCCACTTCTAGAACCAACTGTTTTCCCACATCCACAAGCAAATCTTTTCTGCTCTACAGATTTAGGGTCATCATCTCTTGGCCCGAATAAATAACTATAGATACCAGTACTATCAACCATACTGTCAATATCAACCAATGTTTTAATATTATACGATACCGAAGTATCAATATCAAAACCTATACCACTCTTAATATCCTCTTTATATAACTCATTTAAGTTTGAAGTGGTGATTTTTAGTGCAAATTTAATACCTTCTTTTTCCTTGTTCACATTTGAACGTTTAGCGTTAATTTCTAGTAATTGCCTATAATCATCTAGAACCTCACTAAAAGAACGAATTGTGCTGTGCTGTTGCATTCCCATACATTTTCCTCCTAATACATTATTTTTTGGATAATGTTATCAACATTTATATCACCCAGTACATTATAATCGATATTTCTGATATTATTAACTAATGATCTTTTAATCCCATGTTTTTTAACAGGAGTTACATTTTTAATAAATATCTTTTCACTTTGAACTTTAGTAGACCCATATATAGTACTAGTTCTACTTGTGACATTAAGTGCATAATTAAAATATACAACTTTTTCATTGTCCCTATCATCTTTATCGTTATAATACGCATACTCTACTAATGATACCATTCTGTCGTTAACATCATCTGAATATATCTTCTTTTTACTTCTGTACATTTCAACTAATCACCTATTTCAAAAATAAAAAGAATTATATCATGCTTGAAACTACATTAGTATATGTAATTATTCATATGATAAGATTCTTGTTTAATTATTTTCACTTAATTTCTTTTGTTCTGCTACTTGCACTGAATTATACGCTTCTATTTGAGGCATAAGTATAAGAGTTCTAAATTCATCACAATATTTATCTATAGATTCTTCTCCAGCTTCTTGTACAAGTATTTCTTTAATACCATTTACAAGATCTTTGCAGCTTTTATCTAAATCTAAGTCTCTCATTATTCCAGATAATACTCCTAAAGCTTTACATATTAAACTATATTCTGGTAATGCTTTGTTATTCTTGATTTGTATCAAGTTCATTATAGACTCACCGCTATAATTCATTGCACTCATACTATCATCTGGTTTAGATATTTCTTGTTTAAGACTAGCATATGGAGTTTCTGCTATTTCTTCAGATTTACCAGTTATTTCACTTTCAACTGGAGCTACGAAGAATATTCTAGTAGCAAATAATCCACTAACTTCTATTAAGTCATTTGCCATTTCTATTAAAGTAGAAGGTACTTTAAGTCCCATTTCTGTTATTAAAGTATCTACAGATTTATTTTCTTTTAAATGGAATGGTAATAATGCTAATAATGTTCTACTTAATTCTATAAGTAACATTTGAATTCCTTCATATATAAATGGAGTAGTTTCATTTCCACATATAGTTTTCATCTTAGGAATATCTTTAGCAAGATTAAATAAACCATTAACTGTTTTAATTAATTCTTCATCTTCTTTATAAACAGCATTTACAGTTGCAATTGCATCATCAACGAATTTAAACATTTTAGATTTTCTAAAATCTCCAGTTAAATCTAATGATTCTGGATTAGTTTTGTAGAATAATTCCATATTAGACACATATGTATTTGCATAGTTTGATATAATTTCAACCATATTTAAACAGTCTGCTTCACATGGTAATTCTTCTACACCACCTTCTAGATTACTAAAATCTGCTGCAACTCCAGCTTCATCATCAGCTGAATAATAATCAGAACTCATATCATCTTCTGGTATTTCTTCACCAGATGTAGCTTCTGGATCTACTGGAACATCTCCACCTTCTGGCGGCATATCATCCATTCCTTCATTCCAATCTGCGTCTACTTGTTCTTCAGGTATTTCTTCTGGCGGTAATTCATCATTTGCATTTAATTCTGATTCTAAATCTTCAAATCCAATTCTATATTTATAATCAGGGTGAGTCATATGACATTCTACACCATATTTCTCATTTAATATAGATTTCATTATTTTTCTATAATTCTTATTCAATTAGTACACCTCCTATGAAAGTTTCTTAATTCTTAATAATTCTGCTAAGTCTTTTTGAAGTTTTGAAGCTTCACTATTAAATTCAGATGCTGTTCTCTTAGTGAATATAGGACTTCTATTCATACTAGCTGTAATTGTATCTGTATTTATATCATACACTCCAATACTCATAAGAGGTAAATTATTATACATCTTATTAACAGTACTTCTATTCATAATATCAAATCTAGCATCTTGTAACATTTCAGCAACGTTATTACTCATAAGTATATTAACAAATGGTTTCTTAATATCAGCTACTGCATTCATATTATCATTAAGAACTTTAGCTGCGACTTTATTACCTTCGCTACTAGCAGCCTTTATAGCTTCTTTAGATTTAAATGTAAATACAGATTTAAGTTTTTCCCACCAACTTCTACTAGCGTCTTGAGCAGCTTGAAGTATTCTGTTATTTTGTTTAATAAACATTTGAGCTATCTCATTAGCTGGTACAACTTTAGGTATAACTTGTACTCCCATCATATATTTCTTAGTATGAGCTTTAGCACCATTATCTAATAATATAGTAACTTCTGCTTCCACATATGTAGGTACAGAACCAGTAGCACTTTCTCTCATAACAGCTTCTTCCATAGATACTTTAAATTTGAAATGTTTATCTAAATTTTCAATAAACGCTTCAGCAAAGTTATCTATAACTTGAGATCCATTGAATTTTCTACTAAATACGCTATCACCTATAGTTTTATAAGCTTTTTTAGCTTTATCAAATTCTACAGAGTCAAAGCTAGTCATAAATGGAAGCTTTCTATATAGGTTTGGAGTATTAGCTGTAAGTCTTCCTTCTATAGAACTCATTATTAAACTTCTAACTGTCATAGCATTGATAACTTCTAATGATTTACAATACATGTTTCTTACATCAATTGGTAAATCGTCAGATACTACACATATTAAAGTAATAACATTTGATCCTAGTGGCATTGCACCTTTAGGGTTATTCAACATATCCCAGAATGTAAATAAAACATTTGTTACAACTGGTTCGAATACTCTGTAAGCAGATCCTACTAAATCTCTTACCCCAGTAGCAACTGCTCCACGCATCATTCCTACGAAATCCCCGTTATCACGTACATTTGGAGCACCTTGATAATGGACGTGACTATGAGTGTCTGCGCTATTTCTAGTAGAATAATCATACCTATTTTGGTTTCCATCTACGTTAGTAGTATTATAAGTATCGTCTTCCATAGCAACTTCATCTTTATTAACATCTTCAGTCGCAGTTTCAAGATTCTCATTAGTTTCATTGATTTTTTCATCAATGTTAAGATTATTGGACATAAAAATTCCTCCTTTTTAAAATTTCTAACAGGGGGTTGTTTTTAACAAAATGGATAAAAAAACTGAGGTTGCCCCCAGTTTATATGTAATTATTTCCATTGTCCTACAGGTTTTACCATATTTGGCACCAAGCTTTGACCAACTACTTCAGCAGTTTCTACTGATTGGTATCTATTAGGTGTAACATGTGGTTCTGCAGTTTTAGCCAAATTCATCATATTAATAAACTTATTTATTTCTTCTTGTGTCATATTGTCGAATACATTATTAGGTACAACATTTGTAGCTAATTTAGCTTCTTCTTGTGCTTTAAGAGAAGCTATTAATTTATCTCCTTCTTCTGATAATAAGTACTCTGCATAGCTATCAATCTTTACAACTTTATCATTATATATAATAGTATTTATTATACTCATGAAATCAAATGTTGGTATTCCAAAATAATTAATCATATTAAAATCTTGGAATTGAGTAGCATCTAAATATCTATTGAAACTATTATCAAATTTAAAGTACTCTCTTACTTGTACTTCATTAAATTGAGCATATTTTTCATCATTTATAACAGCTTTAATTTTATCAAGTATTTCTAATACTCTCTTGAACTTTCTTTCTACTAGCAATGCATCAAAATTCTCATTATTTGTATCATATATTGTTCCTATTTCACTGTATGATGCTTTAATTAAATCTTCAACTTTCCCAATGTAAACTAATTTATCTTCTTTATTTGTATTCATTTTAATCCTCCTATTTATCTTATATTTTAAATATATTATGTCCACTAAAGTAGTGGTCAAACAATTCCGGCATATATGTGTACATTTCAGATAATCTACGTATATCTTCAGTACTTTCATTTTTAAGTTTATATAAAACCAAAGACTCTAAATTACTAGCATCTTTAATTTTGGCTATTAATACTATATTAAATACAGTATTTAATGCCATTTGCGTTAAATCATCTTTATTGATATTCTTATTCAAACCCTTATATGTTTCCCATATATATTCTATAATTTTAGTATATTTGTTATTGATTAATTCTTGACGTATTAGTACAATATGTATCAATTCATTAACTATATCATCTTTAGATTTGTCTAAGTTATCAGACAAGTCTTCTATTTTACTAATTTTAAATTCAGTCAATAGCTTTTTCTCAATAGCGTACAAATATCCATCATTAATTACAATATTAGTACTAATTTTTAAACCTAGCAAGCTTCTAGATATTAAATCATCAGTATAATCAAATATCTCAGAACTTTCACTTGGATCACAAGAATCAAGATCAATTCCTTTTTGTTTTGCAATAACTTTTTGTAAACATTTTAGATATTTGTTATAATCATGTACCTCATTTGATAATAAATCCATAGATCCAAATATTTCCATATATTTCTCATTTATCATAACTACACTCCTCTGATACTTTCTACCATAGCTCTATTTGTATTGAATAACTTTAAGTTATCTTCAGCCGCTTCAAATACTAGGTCTATTAGAAATAGTTCAAATCCTGTTATTCCACCCTTATAACGAAGTTTAAATAACTCCATATAATCAGATCTTGTATAACTATCTACTACGAATTTTAAAAAGTCTGATATAAATTTTCTAGATGTTAACGACATACCATTAAACACGCAACATTCGCTTTCTGTATAAGTAGCTATATCATCACATAAACGTGCTATTAGTGCCTTATTAATAGCAGTAAGCTCAGAACACTTATCTATTACTTTCTCTAAATCTATAGAATTTAAATCTAGACCAGACTCTTCTAAATCTATATGTATATATTTAGATGATATATACATTAAATATGATGGTTCTATTATTTTCTTATGAAGGTATAGTCCACTAAATGGAATATCTTTAAGAGATTTCTCGTACTCTATAGCTGAAGTAGCCATTTGATATATTACGTCTATTATTTCATTTTGTTTATTATCTGATTTATTTTTATGCTGTAATAAGTAGTATAAATTTTTCTTAAGAGCTTCTTTCTCAATTGAAAGAAGTGATAGCATTCCATACATTTCATTTAGAATATCTTTGTTCATCTTTCCTCCCGTTTAAATTAAGTTAATCTAATGATTTTTAAATCTCATCCATTATAAGATCTCTAGATACTTTTTCATTTTATTTTTCTTCTCCATCATTTACTACTCCTTCGTATACATGACATTCATTTTTCCATTTCTTATAAGCATCCAAATAAATTTTTCCTTTATTCGAATCGTATGTAACCTCATAATACATCACATCTGGTGCTGTTGTACTGATAAGACATTTATGATTTCCTAATAAGCTACAATACCAAACCACATCTCCATCTAATCTACTTTTAATAGACGATTTATCAGTTTTCTCCACCTCCCTATTAAAATAATCAATAACTAGCTCTTTAGCCTTTTCTAGGAATCTTAAACTTCCTAACTTTGTCATATTAATCATCCTCCTTTATATTATATTTTAAAGTTTATGACTTAACTTTACTACTTTATTATATGTAATTATTTAAAAGTTAATTTTAACGGTAAAAAAAATAATAACCCCGATAGATTACATTCTATCGGGGTTTTCCAAGAATATACGAAGGAATGTCGATTTAGTAAATCGACGATTACATATACTATAGTAGATATATGTAAAATTATATTCGTAGTATATAATTTCAAATCTTCGTATATCTAAGGTAGGTGATAATAATGATACTGCATAATGATCAGTATTATCATGATATGTTGAATAATTATATGGAAAGTGATATTAAAACTTGTAAATATAATTACTATCAACATAACATTAATTTCTATCATTACATTAAAGACATAATGTCATCAATTAAAACTAAGTATGATTTATCTAATGATAATTATATTCCCGTAATGAATTATCTAAATAACAGATTAAATGATACTATAAGAGAAATTGAGTATTATAATCAAAATGTAATGATTAGAAATTAATCTACTACACTTTTAGAGAAGTTAGTGTATAAAGAAACTTCTCTTTTTTCTAAACACGTAAGTTTAGATACTTAACTAAATGTATATAAATTTGTTAGATATTATAACAGTAAATAATAAGATAACCCCAATATAGATATAATTCTATATTGGGGTTAAAATATTTTATTCTAAAACTAATCGAAGGAATCGTTAAATAACTATTTAACGATTACATATACTGTAGTAGAATATAGAAGTGTCCTATATTCTAATTATAATCCAAATCGAGGTGATGCTTATGATATAATTACACCAATTTCATAAAGAAAGGAGGTGACATCATATGGTTGATTTAGATTTAGCTTATAAGAATTGTTATTATAATTTGCTAAAGATTAAATCTATTAATGAAAGATATATTTCTAGTCTCCCAAAAGCTGCACAAGCTGAGGCTAAAAATAAATTCATTGATAATATATCTGGTAATTATAATGATATATTAAATAACGATTATAGATCTAAATTTGATAAGTCTGTTGCTAAATATGCATTAGACCAAATCAAATATTGGAACTAATATAATCAGAGATGTAGTAGGACACTTCTACTACATTTTTTCTTGTTATAAAAATAATACAATTCCTTCTTTACCATAATATGATTTTATAAAATCCATTAATACATATATAGTTCTAATTATATCTATATCTGAGAAATCTTCATTCCATACTATTAGATTCCATTGTACTACTTTACCGTTAACTGTAATTGATAACACAGATTGCTCAGATAATTCCATAATTCTTTTACGTTTATCTCCTAATAAAGTATAACTTTTATCATCATCGGCGCATTTATCACATTCTTTATCTAACTCATTTAATTTATTTCTAATATACATGTAATAGTATTTAGATAATTTCTTAAGCATATCGTTTTTATCATCTCTATAATCATCAAATATATCACTAGTATTTATAAATTTTATTAAATTACTTAGATTTTTATATTTTCCTATCATGATTAAACCTTCTTATTGTCTATTTCATCATAAATTTTATATCCATTATAGCTATTACCTACTACAAGTTTTAAACCTTTCATATTTTTATCTTCATTTGGATTAATAAAGTTAAATGTATAATCATGGTTTTCTATATTAAATGTTACACTACCACTAAATAAAGTATCATTTAGTAATGTAACTACACTAAATCTATTACCATTTGTATCATTTAATATCATAGTAGGATTCATAACACCAGCATCCCAGTTTCTTTTGATTATTTCATTTCCATGATAGTATATAATGTCATCTCCATCTAAACCGCTTTTAATAACATTATCATGACTAACAAAAAAAGAATACCTACCAGTTCTATAAAGACTTATTTCTTCTGGAACTGCTATACAGTATTCTTTAAACTCATCCTTAAACTTATAAGGATGGTAATTTTCATAATCTCCAACACGTCTCCATATAAATAATGGAATATCTTCTTTATCTTGTACTTTGATATTACTATCATTAAGAATATTACCAGCAGGAACCTTTATTTTCCAGTCTCTTCTCCATCCTGCTGGTAGTGTAAATCTACGTTCTACTTTTTTACCATATCCTTCTTTATATAGAGGAATTGCTATAAATGTTAAATTAGTTATACTTCTGACGTTATAAGGTAATATACATAATGCATTATCTATACTCCAAATTCCATCGGTAACAGTACAAACGTATTTCTCATAATATCTGTCATCGTCATCTTTACAATAACAAATGACTTTCTTTGCAGTACAAGTACCACTTATCTTTCCATTAATATCAAAGCTTGTGATTACTGGTGGATTTAACCTATCATCAGCACCTCTATTATTAGGAGTATTCTTACTAAGATATTCCATATAAATATCAGTACTGATAATTTCCCACTTAGTATCTGGATAAACTTCAGCTGGATTAATTGATTCATATTCTGGAGTAGGCCATTTATATGCTTTCCAGTTATTGATTATATAGTTATTATGTACCTTTTTAAAATTATCTGTAATTATTAATTTAGGTAATTCTATATAAGGATATTCTGGTCTTGTATTTTCTGGTTGCCATAAATCTTTAGATCCACTTACCCATCTAGGAGATGCAATATATCCTTCATATGTATATGGATTTGTATCATCCATTGCCATTACTTTAGATTTATAATCAGGGTCAGATAAGTCTATATCTTTATATTTACGCCAATCTAAAAATCTGTTATAGATTTGACTATTAAATGGATATTTATTTAAAAAGTTATTACCATTTGCCACTATTATGTACCTAACATTAAATTCACATTCTTTCCATTCTGTTTTATGTAATCTACTACATATTCTTACAGCTAACTTATATGTATCATCTTTATTAATTTGAACTGGTATTAACCACTTTAATAGAGAATGAGATACTCCAGTCATCGCAACACCATTATAATGACGTTCGTCACGACCTTCACTATTTACTCTATATCCCCAAAAAGCTAGATGCATACTAAACGGTAATGTTCTATCTCTAAATTCAGTTTTAACACCATCTTTAGATACAACTACACCATATACTTCATACCAGTAATAATCAATAAATTTTTTACTGAATAGTTCACCTTCTGCATTTTGTACACATAAATTAAATACATTTACAATTTTATCATCTGCATTTGTATTACCAGTTGTATACTGGGCATGATATGTAGCCTGCACATCATAACTCCTATATGATTTAATAACACTAGCTGTACTCATTACAGCTGCAATGTTTACATTAGGGAAATGTCTAAGTTTTTCAACTTCTGGATCTATAGAAGTATTGTAAACAGTTGCATTCTCTATAATGATAGGACAGCTTTTGAATGTATTTATATTATACGTATTAGTCCATCCAAACCCATCTATATTACCTAGACGTACATCACCTAGTGTTATTCTGATATCATTAGATTTATTACCAGGCACACTATTCTTTATAATATTTAAAATATCATCAGTATTTTGATCTATTATTAAATCATTATTAAGTATTCGATTTTTAATATCTAAAAATGTTAAGAATCTAGTATTAAATTCTTCACTAGATGCACTATTTCTCCATATATTTTCTACATCTACAAGTCTTAACCTTATACCTATAACAAATTTACCCCAATAATCAGTACCATAATCATCTTTAAATACTGTATCGTCTCCAGATATTACAGTTTTAATCATTACAGGTAAATATAAGTCGAATGTTAAGTTTGCATTTGTAGGTTTTTGATTGGCATTAAGTGACATTAAAAAGTATTCACCAATAGCTGGTAAATCTTTATGTGTTTTCTCCATAATCTCTTGGTTACTGCCAAGAATGAAAGAATAATTCTTTCTACCATTTCTATAACCAATGTTAGATTTCATCTCATTATTATCGTATTCATAATTTTGATAAAAATTATCATGACCAGCAATAACAGAACCATCCAAATTTCCATCTTCATTGTAATTTATCCTATATATTATATCTCCAGAACTATTATAAAAAAACCAAAGGCCAACCTTAACATCGTTTTCGGTGTAGCCTTCAGCCATTCTTTTATTAGTTCCAGGGAAATTAATAATTACATGTTTCATTATTATCCTCCCGTTAAATAATTGGTATTTTTTCTTTATTTAATACAAGGAGTTTGTTAATATCAAACAGGGCTACATATTTATCACACCATTCTTTATATTTATGGAAAGTACCTGCTTTGATATTAAGTTTATTAACTTCTAAGTATGTTTTAGTCCTATTTGGACCCATATTATATATACCTTCAAAACCTTCCCTACTACTTCCACGTATTACCATGTAATAAGGTAAGAATATTTCAGGTTCTTGTATTTCTATACCATCTGGTTTACGTCTAAAATGATGCTGATTACTATAATATATAGCACCATCAAATAAATCTAAACGTTTATCCGTCATAGTTTTAAATACATTATCCTTACTAAGAATAAGGTATCTATTTTTACAACCTATTTCATTTTGGTGTATTACAAGTGCAGGATGCACTTTATGAATATTAACAAGTTTAACACGCTTTTCATCTTTACTAAAGAGTTGAATAGCATAGAGAATTGTATTTAAAGGTCCCCAAGTTTTAAGATCTACTCTATCATTACGAATCTTCATCCATTCTGGGAATATTTCTACATGGACTGCTGATCTTTCTACCGTATATAAGAATATAAGTTCTTTATTCTCTTGAAGACTGCTTTCTATAAAAGTTTGAAATAATTGTTTAATCGTATCTTCTATTTCCCCTGTATCTTCTTTTAATGGGAGTCTAAATAATACTGAGATACAGCTATTAATGTCAATATAAGTACGTTTAACATTACTTCCAGTATAAAGTATAGTTTTAATAAGATCTAGTGCTATTTTAATAAAAGTAGAACCAGCTTCGATTTGTTTATCAAGCTTTGGTTTATACTGTTTATCCAATGATTCCATTTGTAAAACCTTCTATTAATCGTCTCGTATCGGGATATACGACATCAATTATAGATCTTAATTTTTGTACTATTACTTTATCTTTTATATCTACTACTATCTTACCATTAGATGCTAGTAGGGATTTTGATGTAGCTTCTAATGATAATAATGCTTCTTCTCTTTGTGCTGGTGTTCCTGTTAATATTGTATTTACTGCTAATAAAATGTGTGAATAATCTTCCATAATCTACCTCCCAATAAAAAAGAGAGCTCCTAATAAAGGAGCTCATCTTGTTAGATAGATATAGCAAATCCTACAGCTACATCACTAGTAGTAACTCCTACTTTAAATGTAGTTCCATTAGCTAGAGGAGACACTTGTTCTCCACCACCAAAGTATCTAAAGATTGCAACTTTTCTGAAATCTGGTAAGAAATAGATTCTTCCATTTGCATTGTATGTAAGAATGATATCTGTAGTTAAATATTTCCAGAATGGGTCTGTTAATAATTTAGTTTCATCATACATTTCTGATTGAGAATTGCATTGTCCTAAGATATCATCTCTGTCATCTTGTTTTCTTACAAATTTACCACTGTATCTGATTAAAGGAATCTTTTTGAAAGAACCTGTATCAAGACCAGTTAAGTTTACCATTTGTTTGTAAGCAACTGATGTTTTATCTAATGATGCTACAATATCTCTAATATCTACATATGTAACATCTAGGTCAGATCCTGTACCTTCAGCTCCAGTTGTGTAAAATGAAATCTTTTCTATTAATTTTCTTTTGAATTCTTCTAAAGTAGTAGAAATATTTGCTGCTACGAAATTATCAGTTGATACTTTAACTACTAAGTCTGTATCTAATGATTTATTAAATGTAAATGCAACATATAATCTATCATCTTTTACTTTGATATCTGAAATTTCAATATGTTTATGAGCAGTGTCTGCTATAATTTTTGGAATATCTGTAATTAATGTAGCAGGATTATCTATTGTAAGTATTTCTGGTAATAATACTTCAGATACTACTGCTTCATGTTTAAGATATACAAATAGGTCTCCATTTGTATCATAACAGATTCCTCTTTCTTTATTTATAGCTTCTTTAAGATGTTTATTAATATCTTCTTTATTGATTAGAGTTTCCATTGATACATTACATCTTCCTAATATATCATCTCTATCATCTGTTAATTTAATAACATCATCTTTATTAAGAAATGCTACCATAACTTGTGGAGAATCTTTTGCTTTTCCATCTTTAATTAATTCTACTCTATCTACCATTTTAAATTTCTTTGAAGCTGATTCACAGATTGTATCTACATCAAAGTTTAAAGATAAATAAGATAATTCTTTAACTGGAATATAACCAATAGTTATAGTTCCATTATTATTTGAAGTTAGGATATTTTTTTGATTACTTGTCGGAGTAATACTTTTATCCTTAAATCCCATAACTCTGTCTTTATTTGAATATTGTTCAAATGTAAGACTTTCTGATTTCTTTTCACCTCCCATTAGATTAGTTACAGCTGTCGCTGGTGCTGTTGTTGGTTGCAACTTTTTCATTTTGTACCTCCTACTATTTATATTATCGATAATATAAATTTATAATTAGTTGCGGTTATAAATAACGGTACACCTATATAGACTCCGACAATTAAATCTATATAGGTGTAAGCCAAAATAAATAATGCAATCTAACTACAAATTCATCTTAGTATATGTAATTATTCACACACTAAGATTTCTATGAAGCCATACACGTTATATGACAGTCGCCTTGTTAAATAAATTACAGCAAAGCCAAAAATTTTGATCTGTTGCCAATTGTATTATATTAACACTTTCAAACGTGTTGTTCATATTAAAATATTCATTTATATAATCAGTACATCCTCTTCTTAAGAATTGGAACCTGTTTATATTATAAATTCTTATAAGCATATCATATGGTGATAATTCTTTACTTGTATAAAGATATTCTCCAATTAACATATCATTAGCCAGAATAAATTGTGTCATATCATCCAATTCAAGACTCATATCTTCCTGACCATATATTATCATATCTTTCATACGTTGTTTAGTATTAGCTCCTCCAAATAAATACCTAACTATAGTATCATATATTCCACCACGTAATACATCTCTACTTTCTAAATATCTAAGTCTTGAAGTTTCTAGGAAATTATATATTTCAAAATCCGCGTCTGCTTGTACTTTACTACAAACATATGAACGAAGCATCTCTATAGCTCTTTTCATCTTATTATCACTAGTTAATGGTATACTATATGTAACCTTAGCTTTACCATTATTTACTTCAGTTTCAAATTTATATCTATGAAATATGTTATCTACTAAAGGTATAGTATAATAACTGTCAACTATACAGCTATCTATTATATTTGGAATAAGATTTATATCAGATGTTTTTCTATATTGTAGTAATATTATTTGAATCCAATCATTTGGATTAAGCCATTCCGCTAATAATATTACTCTCATATGATCTTCATTTAATAATCTCCAGTTTGCTAATAAGAACCCTTTACATAATTCTTCATCTTTACTAGCTAAGAAAGTAAATAATTCCTCAAATCTATATGTACTATTATCTTTACATAACATTTCTATGATATTATTAAATATCTTAGTACATATATAACTATGGTCTATATCATACTTATTTTCTATAGTACTATAAGTTTCAATTGGAAGTTTATATAATAAGTTTATAATATTATCAAACTTCTCTTTAGATATAAATTCACAAATATATGCATTAATATAATTAAAAAAATCATAAAATACTTTCTTATACTTAGTATCCCAAGTATAATATTTAAAATCATCATATTCTATATCATCTTGAGTTATAAAGAACATGGCTAAATCTGATGCCATGCCCTTAGTAATAAACTCTCGAATGATGTGTTCTATCTCTTCTGCTGTTATTTTATTTTTTATTGTAGGCATCTTCCTTCTATTCTCCTTATAAAAATACGTACATCAAAAATAATAGTAGTATTACTTTAGACATTCCATATTGAAGTATTCTTGCAATAAACATGACCATATCTGCAAGAAAAAAGCATATTACAATTGTAAATATAAATACCCATAAAAACATATCTAAGTCCCACTTTAATATGATAAATGAGTATGAAGCACTAGTTAATAATATTTTATAACTAAACTTACTTTTAGCTTCTAAGTCTATTTTACCTTTCCATAAATAATAAAATAGACATGTTAATATCCCTATATCTAAATAGAATCTATTAGTATCACTAGATAAAAATTTAGTGATATCATATAAAAGTACGTTTGTTAAATATCCATATTCCATATTAAGTTTTAAACACAATTGGTATAATAACCAAGTAAGAGTATGATCTTGGTCGCTATTAAGGACCATTACTACCGTTGGTTCCATTTTAAAACTCCCATTCCTTAAATGACTCGTCGTCATTTGCTTCCATAAATTCTTTGAAACTTAATATTTTTTCTAGTGCATGTAATCCTTCTTGATTTAAGTATACTATACCTTTAGTCATAAGCATATCTCTAGTTATCTCGGCGTCATGTTGTATATCATTGAAATATGTTATTATGTATGATAATTCTGTAGTTCCGTAAAGGTGTTTACTTATAAGTTTAGGTTTATATTCAAAATATGAGGCTTTATAAATGTCACACTCCAACTTATTAAAAAATTGTGGATTTGCGACAAGCCAACTAAAGAAATCATTTAATATATTTACGACACTTCCGTCATATAAAAATGAATCAAATTTAAATAAACTTAGATCTACGACTTTATGCATATCAAATACAAGATCTATAAATCTAGTCGGGTCTTCTCTTTCTATACTACTTTCCGTAGCATGTATTATTGGTTGTTCTAATAATGAACGAAGACCTCTTTGCAAATTAACATTAACTCCCATATTTTCACCACCTTATAATTATGTCATTTCTGTATTAGTAGGATTCTTTTCTCCATCTAACTGTTCGTCCGCTCTATCTGCATTCTCTCTCGTGTCTGCGCTTTTGAATCTAGGTGTAACATCATCTATACCTAGTATTATAAATTCAGATTGCTCCCCTAATGGAAAGCAACCAATCATTTTATGACCATATTTGATAACTTTATTATTTATATTTTGAAAATCCACTTCTGTACTACTCCACACATCAATAGTATCAAACGTTATATCCTCACATGTTAAGCTATTTATAGTATGTACACCAGTAGTTTTATGTGTATGCATTTTAGGACCAGCGTCTTCTGTAGTTGGACCACTTAATGTAGCTTTACCGGTACTCCACTTACCATTAACCATATGAGCTCTAGCGGCTTTAAAATGAGGTATCCATCCATCTAATCTATGCCCATAAGTAGTCCAGTTTTTAGCAATTATACAACTTTCTAGATTCAATTTACTAGGAAGACCACTGTTATTAAGATTACGTTTACCAAGGTCTGTATCTTCTTCTTGTCCTTCCTCAGATGCTTCGATACCACCCATAATAGATGGGATATATACTACAAATGTCGGATTACAAACGTTAGCGGATGCTTCAACTAAATAACATATTTCGACCACTCCAGTTGATCCAAAAGTACTACGTAGGTTCACATTACCAGACATTCAAATTACCTCCTTATTATTTATACAGTGCATTGTTAAAATCAGACTTTTGACTTAAACAATATATATTTTGGTAAAAAAAAATAAATACCCGACCATACAACATAGTCATATGGCCGGGAAATATTTTATTCTCTAAAATCTACTACAACTTTCTTACATACATGTTCACCTTGACAATCTGTTAATTTTGGTCTAGGCTTATTTTCTGGTCTAACTATACCAGTCATACTATCTTCTATTTTCTGCATAGCTCTTTCAAATGTCTCAGTTATAGCAATTTCATTTTCTAACTCATCTGGTATCCAGAATTTAAGATGTTTTCTTATCTCTTTATTTAGTGGTGCCATGTTACGTTTAACAATCAAATCATCACCAAATAAATCAACGTATTTATCTTTAATTTTAAATAACATATTAATTCTAAATGTCTTTAATTGAGCTATAGTAACATTAAGATCACCTTTAACTGTTACCAGATTAAGTAATTCTAATACTCTAGCAGTTACCATATCTTTAGTAGATATTAGGTAATCTACAATACTTTTTCTTTCTTCGGTAGTTATTGCCTCATTATTTATTCTACCTAGCAATAATATCCCTACCCATTCTTCATTTGTTTGTATGTTTGAATATTTTGAAAATCTTGACATATTAACTCCTCCGATTAGTATTTATTATTTTGTCTTTCGATGTTAATTGCATTTTTCTTTAAATAATGTTCGTACATTTCATTAACACCACCATCATAAATATCAATACCAATACTCATTACAAAATGTAATAAATCTGCAAATTCTTCCTTCGCTTTTTCTCTATATTCTTTATTATCTAATGTATGCTTAGAAGATTTCCAGTATTTATAACATTCATCTTCTTTAAGAATTTCACCAAGTTCCACCATAAGCGCAAGATATCTATCTCTTCTAGTACTTTTTCTATCTGTATTATTTCTAGAGAAAGTCATTTCATCAAAACATACTTGTTTATTCCATAATTCTTCAAGTTTATCTAATGAATTAGAAGGTACAGTATTTCTATCTGTATAATGAACATCTTTAGCGAAGTCTTTTAAATGCTCAGATGTTAATGTTTTACGATATCTAAGTAAAAATGGTATATTTTCAGGATTATAACCATAATTAACAAGTTCTCTATCTCTACCTTCAATACCTACATCGTCTAATGGGGAAAATTTTACAATATTGTCCTTTGAATGGTTTACAAACTTAGCATCAAGTCCTCCGATAGTTAATCCATCTAGCAATACATTCTTATCATATCCAACTCTATCTGAGAATAATAAGCAGAAGTATATAAATAGTATATCTTTGATTATATAGTATGTTTCACCCATATCAACATATCTACCCATGAAATTCTTAATTTCTATATAGTCAGGATTATTGCATTTACGTTCATTTATTCTGAATACATCAACTAAAGTATTTATAGTAGCAAATGAATTAGGTGATTTATTATTTTTATTAGCAAATATTAATCTTCCAGCTTCTGACATTACTTTATTTACATCTACAAATACATTTATAAAAGCTGTATACGTTAGAACATTCAAATGTATACTACTAGTATATTTATGTATATATCTTATAGCATTTAATAAAACTCTATAAAGCATTTTTCTACTTTGATATTCTAATAGATTCTTTACTGCATTTACTATATTTGGACGTATTTTATCTGGGTTACTAATATCAAATTTACTATTATACTTATTTATGCTTACTAACATAAGACCTTCATCATCTTCAGCGATAGGTAATTCCCATATACCATTTCTAAGTATAACGTTAAATACATATGCATCAGCTACTTCATAGTTTCTAAGTACTAAATCTTTTATTTTATAGTTAGCAGGTGTTTTAGCTTTAGAATCTTCTGATTCACTATTAAATTCTAATGCCTTATTAAGTCCTACTAAGTCTTTCCAAACTTGAAGATGGTCCTTTTTACTGTCTAATTTTAAATCTAATACATATTCTACCAGATCCATCATAAATAACTCTATATAATAATTATCTTCACCATTTATATTACTTGATATTACAGATGAATTTAACTTTTCTATTATATTATATACAATATCTATATCATCTTGATGTATTGCATCACTAATGTTCTTTATAAATACTCTCTGTTTTAAATTATGGTAATAAACGAAGTCATTATTAGATAATAGTGCAGTCCATGTACTTGGTTTATATAAATTTTTTAGTGCTAGTGATAATAAGCTCCATATGAATTTATTTCTAATTTTTATATCATTAAATTCACCTGTTGCTATAGAATTCTTTAATGATTCCTTTAATCTCATGCTAGATACAGGTTTATCAATAACATTCTTATCAATTTTATTATATTTTTCAAGTTCTATATTATAAGCTTTCTCCATTTCATTAGCTATATATTCCATATCAATATATACAGGGTTAATTATATTATAGTTAGGACTAACTCCCAATTCTAAACAGAAGCATTTATCTGTAGAGAAGCTTGAATCCATATTAGTACTCATTCTATAATTTGTTATATTATCAGTAATAGTTACAGTTTGATTTGCAATTTTCATACTATATAATATACTAGGAACTTTTCTAACTGCACTAAATGAGTAAAGTTTTCCTCTTAATAAACCTATTTTAAAGTTATATATAGCAGTCATATCACAATAAGGTTTATCATAAGCATAAATCATATCTTCATTTATATCTATTGATGTTATTAAAGATTTACCAAGACCTCTTATATCTTTAACGTATTTAGATTTAACGAATATCATTATAGCTGTATATATAAATTTAACTGATCTAACTCTTAAACTGTTTAAATTAATACTATCAATGCCTAAACGACTTAGTATTCTTTTATCTATATCAAATACTCTATATGGATCAAATTTATATTTTTCTTTAATATACCCATCAAACGCATAATCATCAAACATTACAACAGAATCTTTAACGTTTGCTATATATCTAGACTCAATTAAGTCAAATTTATAGCTTTCAGTTTTAAGTAATGACTGGAAACTCATCATTGGTATTAGGCTATCTTTAGAAATACCAGTGACAATAAACTTAACTTTATCTCTTTCGAATTTTGGATCTTCTTCATACATTGCTCTAGTTATTATTGCACTCATTAGATTTATATATTTGCTACCTTTATTTTCTAACATATCAACTATAATTTTCTCTGTTAAATCTAGTGGATTTTCTATTATATCTATTAATTTAATTTTATTTTCCATATTCTATCTCCTTCTTTATTTAAATAACATCATCAAACACATATGCTTTATAGATAATAGCTTCATTTACACAACTTGCCATATATCCATACAGGTCTGTAGGATGTCTTTCTAACATCCAGCTATCTATAGTCTCCATAAATGCTACTATTCTATTAAAATATCTATATTTTGCATAGTTTACAGTAGTAACTCTAAATGGAATACATTTAAGTATTTCTGGTTTCCATATATTATTATTACTATTTAAATATTTGTAGTCTATAGTATTATAATCAGCTTGATTATCTAAATGATAGCTTTTATTAAATTGCATTAAATAATAACACCAATCAAATTGAACACCATGTACTACAATAAGTTTATCATTATATTTAACTTGTATATCGCATTCTACGATATAATTTCCTCTATTTACATATTTTCTTACTATTCTAGCTATCCATATTTTAGTAAGAGGTTCTATTACAAATTCTACACCATCAAGATTACTACTTTTATCAACTTTAAAAGCGTATGTATTATACACATATTGACCGACTTTAAGATTTAGATCATCGCTTCCATTTGCTAACTCTATAAGTCTACTATTAACATCATCTTTTAATCTATGAGGAACTACTACCAAAGTATTTTCATCTTCAAGACAATCCATAATTATACTTGTATCTATAGCTTCAGTTTCTATAAACTTTATAACAGCATTACTAAGATCCGCTAATTTACAACTAGGTTTTCTAAGTTTATCTATAACACTATTAACTTTCTTTTCCTTTATATCACGTCCACTATAATAAGGAATAGTCATTATAGCATTACTATTAGATAAATAAACGTTATGATAGTTATTATTTTCTGGACTATCGAGTTTATCATCACCATATAGAATTCTAAGATTTAAAGGAAATGCATTCATTATAGAATTAAATGTTATAGGGTTTATCTTATTTAATGGACCTATTACAACATATGGATGATTCATAATCTCATTATATGCATCTAAGTCTCTACTTTGTAACCCTTGAAAATCATATGCACTCCATAATTTAATACTAGGTAAAGGATCATTATTAGATTTCTTGAATTTAAACATTAAATCAAAATCCTCTACGAATTCAAAATGGTTTATAGTTAATGTATCTAAAACTTTAGTATCCTTATCCCAAAATATAATTAATTTATTCATAGATTCAAGAATATCTTTCATAGACTCAGCATTTGTTAGCTCAACCTTAAAAATATTTCCGATCAATTCTGCTACGATATATTCAATACTAATATTATTATCTACCAATACTGGTAATGTATTTCCATTTATTAGTATTCTGAAATCATCTTTAATTGCTTTAATCATGTTAATCCTCCGTATTTGTTTAATTTACATTGGATTTTGTTAGAAAACTGATGGTGTAGTATATGTAATTATTGACTTACGTGATATAATACAACGTCTTCTAATGGAGTAGGATCTCCTTCTAGTATATCAAATGGTACACTAAATGGAATAACCTTTTTAACACTATTCTTACTAGCTCCTCCACCAGGAATTAACTCATTATATGCAATAACGAAGCTAAAGTTTATAGATATTCTATAATCTACATTATCTAAATTAGATGGAGTTTTAGTAGGTTCATTAAAACCAGTTTCAAAATAGCAACCAGTAATAATTATTCTACCTCTAGTTCTTTCTGCTAATTGTCTAAAAACATCAATTTGAATACCATTTAATAAAGTAGTATTATTAAGTACATTTGCTGAGTAAATTTTACCTAGCATTCCTTTAGATGTACCTTTTCCAACCAATGGTGCAAAATATCCTTGTACCAATCCCATAATTTCATTTTCTAATGCTACATTCATCTATGTAACCTCCTTATATTATATTAAATATACATTTGTATATTCACTTTATTATATGTAATTGTCGATAAAATAATAATGCTGAATAAAAAATAACAAGTGTAACGTATACGAAGGAATAAAAAAGAGGTTCTTTATACACTACCTCTCAAAAAGTGTTTCGTGGTATAACTATGATGCTATACGATTTCTAAAGTTCATATCAGATCTGGCATCGATTACCATTCTTTCGATATAACGTAAAGTTTCTATATCATCTTTACTTATATCGAAATCATTCTTTAATGAAAAGAAAAATGAGTGGGAGAAGACACTCATTAAAAGAATTAATCTTTTAGCATTAAGCTACCTTAACATTAGAATTATAGTCATCTAATTCATAAAGAGCTTCAAAAAGTTTAGATTCTAAAAATCTTTTAATTTCAAAATTATTAGAATTCCATTCTAATTTACATTCTTTACTGATATCAGACAGCTTATTTCTAATATAAGCAACTTTATTAAGATTATGTTGATAGAAATCAAAATTACAACGGTGGATGTCGTAATCTATAAAGTTCCTATACTCATAATCATAAGTATCAAGTGACTGCAACATTACATATCACCTCACTTAGTAATATATAATATAGTAAATAAATGCTCGGGAGCACACATTTACTTACTTATATTACTACTATAGTATATGTAATTATTAAATCAGTAAGTCTTCATTCCTTCGTATATTCTGAATTTTATAACGGTAAATAAAAATAATACCCCAAATATAGACTTTATATCTATATTTGGGGTAAATTTATTTATTACCTACGCAGTTGGCATCATGTTATTGAATATTTCTCTCTTAATCAATTCGTCAACAGTATCCAATGCTGTATTTTTAGTTAATCCATATAATGTACTATCAAGTACTACATATGTTCTATAACTAATTAATAAGCTTTGAAGTAATTCTCTTACTCTGATATTTCTATCATCTACCATTGCAACGTTGAATGGGATACTCATTTCTATAACACCGGCTGCAGTTGCATCCGCGTTAAAGTTACTTGTTGGAGCTTGTTTAGGTATCATTAAGAAGAATAATGCACCATATTCAACTCTGTCGAATGTCTTATTAGGTTTTATGTAAGCCATTCCAGCACTGTGTGAGAAGTTGTTAAACTCAGTTTCAAGTCCATTATAAGTAGCAGCTTTAGAATATTCGTCACTGATTGCGTTCATCCAGTGTCTAGTTTGTTTTATTATAAAGTAGTTACTTAATTCTGCAGGAATTGTTAAAGTTATTTCTTCCACAGGGTTTTGTAAAGTAGTACATAATGGAAGACTGAAGAATGCAGACTTGAACACTGGTCTTTGAATATCCAATGCTAAGTCAGGAATTCCATCAACTGCTCTACAAGTTTGACAGATGTAGTTCCAATAAGCTTTAAAGCTTTTCTTTAAAATATCTCCAGATGGAACATCTGTATATATTTCTGGATAGTAAGTAGGAATCAAGATAAATAAGCTCTTATCTACCAATGTAAGTCCTATTAAACTATCCTTGCTAGGGTCAAGATATTCGCATGATACTAATGATTTTCTTCCAGTTTTACCTTTAGTCCAGTAGTTATTTACGAACCAGCTACCATTAGTAATACTTTCTTGACTTAGGTGCCCAGCTAAATACATTGAATTATTTGTAGCCATTTGTCATCTCCTCCTAAGCCGCATTAGTTTTATCACTAGTCATAATCATAGCAAGTCTGTTATTTCTGCTATATTCGTGTCCAGTAACACTAATTTCTACTAAAATTACTGAGTTTTCTTGTTCATTTTCTTCATCTGATACTTTAACTTCTACTACTACTCTATTATTAAAGTGTTTAGTATAAGGAGCTATTCTCTTTTCTATACCTTTTTGAAGTAAATCTAAAGAGTCTCTGTCTGTATTAGATATAACGTTATCTATCATGAAACATTGAGCTTCATTTAAGATTCTGTTGAAATGTATACAAGAACCTATATTCTTTAAGCTTGACATCATACCAGGGTTATATCCAAGGTCTTCACCAAGAGCATATCTACCATCAGATCTTCTTCTGTAGTACATAACGTCAGCTTTTACTAAGTCTGTCTTTTGTTCACTTGTTCTAGGGATTAATTCTTGTGAATCATCAGCTCCACCGAATATCTTAGAATAATCTCCAGATGCAAATGAATTGCTAGTTCCACTTAATAGGTATGAAGCTAAGCTGCTAGATTCTCCAAGATATTCAAAGAATCCACTATATCTATAGCTTCCACCAGTTGTAGGATCAGTAAACATCCAGCTTCCTATAACAGGGTGCATTCCTATATTCTTTTCTTTGAAATCTCCAAGAATATCATGAGCCCATGCTATAGCATCATTCATGTTTCTTACAACTGTTTCATCAGGTGTTCTAATATATGTCCAGTCAGGTCTAACTCTTTCTTTGTGAACGAAGTCTTCCTTGTATTGAACAAGTCTAGATACAACCCTTTGAAGTTCTTCTGGATATCCTTCACCGAATACTATACAATCTTTTACTATTGTAGGGTCAAATATAGCATCGTCAATGTTTCCTAAGAATACATCTTTATAAAGTTCTAACCAGATTTTATAAGTTCCACGTTGTCCGTGTCTTATTGCATCTTCTTCTGCTTTCTTTTCTTCTGCAGTAACTGCATAAGGATTATAAACAGTAGTATAGAAGTCGAATTCTTCTTCTCCAACTATCGGAGTAAGACTTCCATATGTTCCTCCTGCAAAGTATAATCTAGTAGGAAGATTTAATAGGTTTATTCCAGGTACAGTTTTTCTTCTGTAAGTATGTTTTAAATCATCAATTGGATTTAATTCCCATGGAGCAATTCTACTAAATGGAGTTTCGATAGTTTTCTTTTTGATAACATCTTTATTTCTCTTGAAGTCTTCTTCTAAAGCATTTATTTCTGCTAAAACAGTATTAAAGTTCTTAATAGTATCGATATCTGTAGTAGGAGCATCTCCTAATAAAGTATCAAGTTCACTATCAGTACTAAATTCTGCTTTAATTTTAGCTAAGAAAGTTTCTCTAAGTTTAGTAAAGAATGTTTTAAGTCCATTTTCTATACTTAATGCATTAGTTCTATTTACTAAGTATGGAGTAAATGTTTTTGTATTATTAGTTTCTGTCCAAGTCTTTCTACATGCTCTAATAGCTCTATCAGCAAAGTTATAGTTTAAACTTCCACCGTTTTGATCTCCTATAGCAAATAATGTAAAGTCGAACATATGTTCGCTTTTAACAGCGTTTTCTCTTACTTCACATTTGAAATATGGATAGTTTCTATCTATTGGAAGAGGACTAGATTTTGTACTAAAATCAGCATAGAATACGTTTCCATATTCTCCAGCTCCTCTATATACAAGTCCGAATACTGGTAAACTTAAAATCATTTTAGCGTCCATATTAAATGGCACTTTAAGACCTTTAGTGTTAGGATGCACTTCAGTTCTGTCATCACTTTCAGTAACTTCAGCAGCTTCACTTATTTTAAGATCTCTCATAACACCGTTATCACTTATTTGAGTTTGACCATTAGCATCTTCATATTTTCCAGCAGTATTTTTCTTTGGATATGTAGCATTTGTACTAAGTATAGATCCAAAGTTTGTATCTATAGTGATACCAGTAAGTCCGTCAACTTGAACAGATTTACCTTGAGTTAGACCTGTGATATTGAAATATTTAAATCCAAAATCATAAGTATCTAATAATATTTCTTTAATATCTGGATCATCTTCTGGATTTCCAGTTGCATTTGTTCCTATACTAGCTTTCGCTTTCTTTTCAGCTTCAGCATCTGCTCCTGCAGGTACCAATGCGAAATGATATCCATATTTTACAGAGTTATCTCTATTTTCATATGCACCAGGTGTTATTCCTCCGGCAGGCGCCCATTTAGCGTATTTTCTTACGAAAAGTTTTTGTTGTTTATCAGATTTTTCAATCATGAAATTAACAAAGAAGTTTGCATAAGTAGCATCAGCTGGTCTTACGTTTACAACACCAGCGTTAAATCCACCACGGACAGCTTGCCATATATAAGTAGCTCCAGGTCCATATAATACTGTATTTGGTTTTCCAAATAAGTCATTGTATTTATTCAATACGTCTTGTCCTGTAATATAAACTACTTCGTTTGTAACACCTTTAGGTGAGAAAATAGGTTGGAATACTGAGTATTGTGCTGTGTTAATTCTAGGAAGAGGTCTTTCAGTCTTATCTAGAATAGTAACAACTGTAGATGAGAATGGTAAAGCGTTCATACTACCAGCTATAAAACTCGTAGGAATAGTTTTGCTTCTTACGCTTAAATTCACTTCTGACATATTTCCTCCTTTAAGGTTAATCTTTAGAACTAATCTTTTACTAGTTTTGGATTAATTCCGTTCCTTCAAACCATTAATAATTTAATTAAATTATTATATTAGTCATATTATGTAGCATTAAAACTAAAATGTTAACTATATTTTCCCGCAAATTAAAAATATATCTAAAAATTAGCTTCTTTACCTTATAATATAAGTAATATTTTAAACAGATGGATTGTTTTTTGACGAATTTTGGACAATTCGCTGTAAAAATTGTATAATAAATAAGTAATATAAAGGAGGTATTAAATGAGCGATTATAAAGATATTCCAACATTAGGATTCGCATTTGAACATAATAGAGAAGTATTATCTACAATGATAAAAGAAAATAGTTCTTTAGACGAAAAAGTTCGTAAACCTAGTGTAATGAATAGTAATTTTGCGAATTTAAGCGATGCAGTAAAAATATATGTAATGGATACTATTACAGACATGGCAAAGGATGTTTTTGGTCCATATGGTGGGATTTATGGAGCACTTAAATACTTACCAATACCAGGAAAGCAACCAAGTCCAGAAGATGCTACTTATATAAAATCTAAAGACGGGCATGGATTCTTCCAACAAATTGCATTTCGTTCGCATTATGCAGTAACTATAATGAAAGCTATTCAACAAATCACTAAATTTATTAGTGGTTATGAAGATAAAACTTCTAGAGACGGTACCACATCATTAGCAATGCTGGCATCAATTATGACTAAAAATATGATTATTAATGGTAATGATGCATATGATTATAAGAAAATTCCTTCTACTATAATGAAAGAAATGGAAGAAGTACTTAAATTCGTAGGTACAAAGCTTATAGATGATTATAGAACTCCTATATATAAAGATGCTAAATATCTTATGATAGGAGATAAAAGTGGAAAAGGATTCTTAATAGATGCTCTTAAAACTACAACAGAAAATCATCCATGTGTTGCTGAATTCGCTAGAATAATAGATGAATGTGAAGAAAATGGTTATGATATTAATAATATGTTCTTAGCTGCACCAGAAGCTGAAGTTGGAGACCCAGCAATTGAACTTAAAGTAGATACTGGAGTACAACTTAAAGGTGGACATTTATCACAAAATATATCAGGTGGATTTGAAGATCATAAATCTTATGTATTTACTATGGATGGGTTCGTAAGACCAGAAAATGCTGAGATATTTATGGATAAATTCTTAAAATGGCTAGAAATGTTATGTGGAACTACACTACCAAATGGAACATTCTTGTTTGATGGTAAATATAATTTAGATGCTCCAGTTATATTTGTAACTAGAACTCCTCAATATATGGAACATTTCTATAAGAAAATACATATAGAAGGTATTGATGTTATGAATACTGTAAATGGACAAGTATTGAAACTTAATATCAAACCAAAGATTATGCTTGCTTATAATACTGAAAATAATACTATATTCTATAATGATATTATGGAAGTATTTGGTAAAACTAGAATAAATATAACAGATATAGACCGTTATATAGGTGTTCATGGTTCTGAACTTAGAAAAACATCAGATGGTAGTGTATTACCTAGAGATAAGAAAGAAAATCCAGAAATATTACAATTCTTTCCTAAGGTAGTATACAATAAAGAAAAATCTGATTGGGAATTCCACTATACTAAACCAGAATTTAGTAATGCAGTAGATCTTTCAGTTAGTGCTAATACTAGATATAAAGATGATAAAGAGTTAGAACTAGAACCATCTTCTCATATAGTAAATGGTAGCGATATATTAATAAGAACATCATATGATGGTAATTATATAATGCTTGCTCCTACTAATAAAGATCAAATGGATAGAATCAATGAATATAAAGAAAAACTTGAAAGTATGAAGAAAGCTTATAGCAGCAACGCTATAATAGATGATAGTATAGTAGAAAGACTTAATAGATTTTGTGGTCTTTTCTTAAATACTAAGATTATTTCTAGAAGTGATGATGAATATGAGCTTCTTATGAGCTTATATGAAGACGTATTAGGAGTATTCCAATCTGGACATAACTATGGAGTAATGCCTGGTGCTAATACATTCTTCTTAAAGAAAAGACATGAATTCTTTGAATTCTTAGATAAAGTATTAGAAGGTCAATTCGTTGAATGTAGTGAAGACTATAAGAAACGTTATTGTGAAATCACTAGAGAAATGGCTAAAAGTATTATTACTGCATATGAAGAAATGTATACTTATATAGATAGATATGATTGGGCTGAAAATATATATGAATATCCTAGATCACATAGAGATTTACTTGATGTATTTAATGTAAATGATGGTGAATGGAGAAGAAACATATTAGAAGCTGCTAGAACTACTAGAGATGTATTCTTTGGAGCTCTTACAATTGCATTTGATATGATGAGATTAAAGAGAATTAGAGTTAATACTATAAGTGAATTTGAAGAAATAATAGGTCTAAATAAATCTATGCCATATTATGCAATAAATGATCAATACACAGTTAATATTACACCTAAAACTAGTAGGTTAGGATTTAGACTTAAAGAAGAAATTGAGCCAGTTGAAGATAGTGAATTATATAAAATAGCAACAGCAAATATAGATAAATAGGAGGAATATAATGCTACATATTGAAAAAAGACAAAATATATTATTAAAAGGAATTGGACTTTTATCACCAGCAGTTGGTATTAGAAGTCAATATGAAAATATAAAGGATCAAATCAATGAACAAGTTGATCAAGTTATAGAATCATTAAATAAAGATGAATCTACAAACGCTAGATACTTAGCAGATCTTCTTAATATTAAAGTATTATTAGAAGTGGTAAGAACAAATGGATTGCAAATAGGAGAAACTCTAGATTATTTAAGAAATAACGTTAATAACGTTGTCGCATTTGATGATTTAGGTCTTAATGTAGAAGGAGTTACTTTTGGAGATGTAAACTTAATCGCATATGATCTTACAGATGCTAATAGAATAGTAATCCAAAGATTTATTCAAAATATGCTTGATATAATTGATATGAAAGCTGAAGATGATGGTACAATTGATTTTTTAACAGATGCTATCGTACAACTTGGTAATAGCAGATTATCATTTGATTTCTGGGCTTCTCATATAAAGAAAATAGAACCTACTGAAGATAATCAATCTATATTCCTAGTTGAATTCCAAGAATGGTTCAAAAAGGAAGTAGATGATATTGCAATAAAAATGATTTCTAGACCAGAAAGTGGTATTCTTGTAGTACCTGAAGGTTTTGAAGAACTTAAAGATGCATTTAGAAAGAATACTCCATCTAAAGTGCATGATGATATAGAAAATATGTTACCAGAAGACTTTAATAATACAGAATTCTTAGATCATATATTAAAAGCAATCATTGGAAGAGAAAATATAGAAGGACTAGACCTTAGAGTATTAAGTAATGATGTAAAAATTCTTATAAATAATATTAAATTAGCTATTGATACATTTATGAGAAAAAATCATCTTGGAGAAATAGAAATACCTATGCAAGATCCTAATGATCCAAGTAAAACTATTAATACAAAGCAATTAATACCTAGTACTGTAAACTTACCAGAAACTTTACTATGTGCATTAGTAACTCAATCATCAAAATTACATGATGAATCAATGACAATGGATAAATTAAAAGAAGATACTTCTTTTATGCTTATCTATAATTTATATAATGAAGTATTATCTGAATTATTAGGAAATAGAATCACAGATAATACAGTATGTAAATATATTTCTTGTATAGCTGCTAATATTCAAACTATAAGCTTTATAAACCCTATATTAAGAGTTAAAGATCAAAATATAGGTACTGCAGTATACACAATTAGAGAAATAATCCATGATGAATATATAGCTGCTGGTAAAATAGCTAAAGATCCAGAACCAGAAACTCCAGAAGAATTATTAAATGTAAGTGAAGATCCTATGAATAGAGGTGAATAATAATGGAAGATATTAAAAATACAGAAATGGAAGACCAAGTTTTAGAACTTGGTCCTCTATATGATAAAGTAAAAGAAATAGAACAAAGAAATAAAGAATCATTTGCAGCAAACCAAAGTCTTACTATAGTTGAAATGGGAGATGTTTTTGCTAAAATATCTGATAGGGGAAGTTTTAGTGTAGATGACCCAGAACTTGCACTACCACCATTAAAGAGAAGTATTGTAAAGATATTTGGAATAATGCATAATATATTTGTAACGGACATTTATAAAGATGGAATTCCTAAATCTGTACAAGATGAAATATATAAGAAACTTCAAACAGTAGTTAGTAAAAAGAAAGAAGCATTATCAGCTGTAAGAAAAGAGCTAGACCAAGCTAAAGAAGATGTACGTGTAGTTGAAAGACGTATTAGAAAAGCTGAAATGTCTGGTAAAGCAGCAGTAGAGTCTGACAATAACTTAGATGTACCACTACAAAGACTTAATGTAATTGAGTCTAGATTTAAAGCTACTCAAAAAGAGCTACAAATATTATCTGAAATAAAGACTAGAGTATTTAGTGGTAATGCTAAAGAAATGGGACATATTCAACATACAAAAGTAGTTCTTTCTATATTATATAGTATAAAGAAAATAATGAAAGAAAAACTTACATTAGAACAAGTACAAGAAAAGAAATTATTTAGTTCAGATAATGGAATAAATGAAAGAATTTATGGTCTATTAGAAGAAATCATTAAAGAAGTTAGCCACTGGGATGCAAATGGATTTAATAAATTATTGGAAGATATAGCAGAAACTAGCTTAGAAACATATACTGCACAAGCAAATAATTATTATATAATGTGTAAGAATGTATTAAATATTCTAGTAGATATGTTTGGAATAGAGCTAAGTCTTCCACCAATTTTAAAATTATTTGAAAAGAAATCTGATGTTCCAGCTGATAGAATAGATGAATGGAATAAAGCTGAAACTTTTGCGATAAATCAAGCTAAGAATTATATTAGAGAAATAGTAGAAGGACGTTATGAAAAGAAGAAAATTGAAGGTAAAGATATAGACATGCTTAAAGAAATGCTTCAATTTATAGATGAATGGACTGCAATCCAAACATTACAAAATATGGTTCAAGCTACTGATAACACAATAATGCAAAAACGTGCTATTATAACAAGATTTAAGCAAAGTATTAGAATAATCGCTAGATATATTTGGAAAGATAAAGATGAAGAATTGAAAGAAAATCCTTTATTTGAAAATATTGCTTTAGCTGTTATGTTTGGTACTACTAAAGCAGATGGAATATACCTTACTATCTGTATGATTTAGGAGGTAACATATGATGTACGCATATGTGTTTTATAATAGTATAATATTTAGATTCGAGCCAAATAGAATGACATTTAGAGATTTAGATGATTATAATAAAACACGTAGAAATACTTATGTTGAATTAAATAAGTTTACTAAAAATGGACTTGATGTTAATAAAAATAACGCCAAAAAACCATCATGGGAAGAATATGTTGCCATTACAGCATGGTCTTGCTTTATTTTAGAATCTAGGAATACACAAAGATTCAAAGAATTTTATGAACTATTTGAGAAGGAGGTAAATATGAGTTATGCGTATGTATTTTATAAAAATTTCATATTTAGATTTGAACCTAATAAACTTACATTTAGAACTGGTCTCAAAAATAAAAGGAAAATATATACAGAATTACCTGGCCATTATAAAAATGGCAAACCGTTTCCTTTCTCTAAAATGTGCGAAACTTATAAACATTGGAATTATCAACATGCTCAGAACTGTTGGTTATTTTATACACAGGATAATAAAGAAAGATTTAAAGAATTTTATAAATTATTTGAAGAGGAGGGAAGTATGAAGCATTATATATTCTTTTATACAGAGAACTTTACATACAGAATGAGTAAAGGTTTAATAGAAGCTTATGATAAAGAAAAGAAAGAATGGGGTAAAGTAGCTACTTATACATTACCGTCTGATTTTGATTTTAAAACATTAGTTGGATGTATGATAACAGATCATTTTGGATTCCTGACTGCAGCTAATGGAGAATTGCATCAATTTATAAATTATAAAGACACTGCACCTAGATTTTTAGAGTTTTTAGATATAATTGAAAAAGGAGTAGATGTAGAAGATGAAAAATGAAGAAAAAGATTTACTGTCTGCAAATATAGTACCATATGATCATAAATATGCTAAATCTTGTCTACAGTATAATATAGCTCATGGATTCTTTAAAATAAGAACTGATAATGTGGATTTAGTATGGGAAAAATTAGTTAAATATAACTACAGTAAAGAGTTATTTACATTATTTCCATCAAGAAAAGAAGGAACTGATATTATAGTATGTAAGTATGTTTCTAGAACACCATTCTTATTTTGTGAAAAAGATGATATTGACATGCTAACATTACAACCAACTGATAAAGGTTTTATTACTTTACCATGGCTTAAAGCTAATATTTATGTCAATCTTATAATATTAGATGGTCAGCCAAATGAACGCCTAATTGGATGTAGTAGAGGCTTCCATTTTGATAGAACTATTAAAGAAATATTAGCATATTATAGACCTCAATATGTGTGGAATGAAGATAGTAAAAATGATAGAGAACTTCCTATAATTGTAGATGATATTATGAAGAATAAAATTTATAATTATTTGGATAGTAAAGCCGGTGAAATAAATGAATACCTAATAGATAAAAATGGTATGATAACATCACTTGCACGTATTTTGAATTTAACTCATTGCTGGCATATAGATTCAGCAGTACCTTATAATAAATATGATATTCCTAATATTATTACTAGATATAGAATCAAAGGTTTTAAAAAGCATTTTGATGTTGCAGCTGAATTAATAAGAAATACATCTCAAAATGAACAAACATACATCAATAAAGTAGAAACTGAAGGTAATAAAGCTATTATAGAAGTTATTAATATAAAATCTTTCCCTTGGTGGAGTAGTGTAGTATCAAAATGTAAAACTATACCTGAGCTAAGATATTATATTGAGTCAAATAAAGAAGAGTCAATATTTCTTGAAGATGAGTGTACTATAGATACAGATTATAGAATATATAACGCACCAATTAATATGGACTTTAATATATCTGGTATTGATCATTACCAATTTGATAATGATTCTAAGATACTTGATACTGATACTATATTTGAAAAGGAGCAAGATTATATGCAAGAAGCATTGAATGTTATTAAAGATAGAATAGATAGTAAAAAATTTGGAACTTCTGATAAAGTGGAATTAAATTTAAAGTTCTTATATGAAGAAACTGTAGAAAATGGAGAAATTGTAACAATAATTACTAATACTACTGAGAAAACTGGTAATGTTGATATAGATTCTGTATTAAATTATATTAAATCTTATAAGACTGTATTCGGATTTGACGGAGATATTCGTGAAAGTATAGTAGTTGGAGATGAATCTAAAATAAAAGAAACTACAAACCTAATATCAATTATTAGATGCCAAATGGGATATGCTGGATTAATACCAGCATCTAATTTAAGCGCAACTAAAGATATTAGATATTATACATTAAATGGATTAAAGTCAAATGAGTTTGGAGCTTCTATATATTTTGGTAATGTTATGAGTCATGTTATGTTTACTGTAACTATTGAAACACCAGAAACTAGTAAACCTGATTTATCTGATAAGTGTATAGATGAATTAAGAAATGTATTCAAGCAAACAATATCAGACGGGTACTTAAGTATAAATAGAAAGAAGGTAACTTATGAAAGAATCGACTAAAAGTTTGATAGATATAGAAGTAGAATATGGAGTAGTATCATTTAAAAATAAAAAACATAAACCATCTCCAGATTTTTTCGAGCCTAGTAATGTAATTATATTTCCAGAACCGAGCATGAAACCAAATTATCCAGCACCTGATAATTATAATATAAATTTTAGATATTTCATTATCAAGTCAATCCATACAGCAGAATCTGACAATGTGGTAAAAAATAGAGTGGTATTTAATACTACACATATGTTTGACTATATTTCTAAACATTATGATTATAGATTATATATAAATGAATATAGATATACAGTATTATCATTTACAATAGATTCTACTATACCATATTCAGAAATAAAAGCTATGATGGAAGATGATACTGATTTATATAAAAAGAATTTAATAAAAAAGGTATATGAAAACACCATGGACGATTTATCAGCACAACCTACTAATGATGTCTCTATCGGGAGACTTCTTAGACTTTATAATGAACCTAATAGAGAAAATGCAGTTTATAATTCTGAAAGGTGTGGATTTAGTGTAGTTCTTAAAATAAATGATGATAGTTATCTTAATAAGGTTCTTAATATATTCGATAAAGTAGATTATGGATTTATTAGATCTAAAATAAAGAAAGAAGATTATACTGAAATAGAAGTATTTATTTATAGTACTAGTAAACATAAGAGAGAACTTGATATTGCTAGAGTAAAACAATTCGTCAAAGGAAATCTAAAATGTTATGATGATAGTATAGAAATTAAAAGATTTGATGTCTTAAACACAGAAGGTGAATTAATATATCATAAATTTAATCTTACTGGACATGATGATCTGGTACTTGGTTTACATGGTGATAATCTTGGAATGTTATATTTTAGATTTACTGATGAAAGTACTTATAATTTGGCAGAAAATGTTTATGAGCAAGTTGATGAAGCTGAAAGAACTCATAAAGATGAAAAAATTAAGAATGAGTAGGTGGTTATATGTTAGATAAGATAATGACGACTGTGTCGTGTATGTTTACTTCTAAAAAGAAAAAACCTTCTATGAGTTTTGATTCTTTAGTCGAAATGGCTAATAATATAAATCAAGAAATTATAGATAATTATAAAATGGGTAATAGAATGGTAAAACTTATATTTTATGATAACTCTGATAACTTCGGAGGAATACAATATGAGATGATATTTAAACCATTTAAACAACAAAAGTCCGTTGATAAAAATTAAACAAAATAAATATATAATAGAAAGCAGGGGCTATCCTGCTTCTATTATCTATGTTAGATAATGAAATGTACTGTAATTTTTTTGTAATTTTAAATAATCATAGGCGTTTTGTAAGTCGCTGCTATAATTATTTAACATTTTAAGATTAATCTTATACATTTCTGTTTCTAAAAACTCTTGTTCACTAACATACTTATCTTTTATATTCGAACTATAAAGATAATCTGTGAACTTTTTAAAGTTTTCTTTAACAGAATCAAGATAACTCATATTAACACCTCCTTTTTGGTGTAATATGGTAGCGAAATTCCAATATTTATATAAAATCAATAGCCTGATTTTATAATTAGATTATATAGAGTAGGAACTATCTACTCTATAACTTTATACCTATGATAGATACAAAGATTTACTTAGATCTATTTGATCCGATATATACGAGTAGGCATTTTGTTTATCCTTCGTATATTCTTGGTCAAGACCTATAGAAATTTCTTTCAATAAATTACTAAGGAAAGACTGTTCTTTAATAAATTTATCATGATAACTAGTGGAATTATCGTTTATAATATATTCATCAAAGAATTTTATAAATCTATCCTTAATATAATTTAAATAAGAATTATTCATTTACATCACCTCCTTCCATGAGGTGATTAATTTATATAAAATAGATAGTTCCTATTTTATATTTAGATTAAAAAGAAGATACCCCAATATTAGAATATTCTAATATTGGGGTAATCCTTTTATTTACTTTCTTTATTTACCGATCTGCAAATACGATCGGTAATCTTGTATGCTGCATAGCATACAATTATTATACCTAAATATCCAATGCCTGATGCAGAGGCTTTTACAATATTCCCCGCTGCATCGTATGTATATTCATATCTCATTTATTTTACCTCCTTAGTATCTTTTATAACACCATATGTGATCATTAAGTTGCCAATAACAGCAACTCCTAATGATAAGTATCTATTTTCAATTCTACCGGCAGCTATAGTAGTGATAGCACCAGCTGTTATAGCTGCTCCTTTAATTATCTTATTTATATTCATATTATTTTACCTCCTTTAAGATTTTTTATTTCTCTACGATCATTTTCCATAGTTACTGCAGCTCCAATCATTACTGTACCAGCTAATGTTAATATCCCACTTAGAGCTTTATCTTTGCTATAAGCCTTTCCCGCAAGCCATAATGAAGTAGTCCCAAATCCTATAAGCATTCCAGTACCAATTGCTCTTACATTTTCTTTTAAACTCATTTTACTCCTCCTCGTATGATAGCTTATACCCTAAGTACATGCTACCTGCTAAAATTGCTCCTGTTATTATTTTACCCATAGTAGAATCAGAAGCTTCTTCTACTACAGTATATGTAATGCTAGATGCAACTGTTTTAGTTGCACCTAACATAAATTCAGCTAGATCTGATATATACATAAGAGATCACCTCTATTCAGTGATCCCTAATAATCTGTCGTAACATTTGCATACATCTGGAAATGCTGTATGCATCTTAGAGTCATAATAGTATCTATCAGATTTACTATTATGAACTCTTAGTACTGTCTTTAGATCTTTTGGATATAGATCTATAGCAGCTGAAAGAGTTTCTATATCTCTTTCATTGAAACTATAAATATCAAATGCATCTTTATCATATGATATAAGAACTATATTTTTATATTTCTTTGGAAATATTACAGTTCTTTGAACTTTATCAGGATCAAACTCATGTAATATTGCAACTTCTTTACGAAGAACCCAAGCATTATCTTGGATATCTTCATGAATAACTCTAGACCAAGCAACATCTGTTATAGTTCCTTGATCAATAAGATAGACAGTGATACCCTCACTGTCTAAATCTTTATTTGTTCTTATAATATTAGCAACGAATGACTCCATTGAGTCATCATATTTTATTTCAGAAAGAGGTATCCATTTTTCCATTATTGATCACCTCCTTCTTCAATTTCAGCTAGTGATTGTAGTAATCTGTAACGATCATATGCGTCACCGATTATATTGAAAGTACCTGCTAAACCGGCATACAGATTTGGAGAATCTAAAATCTCTTTAATAGATCTTATATCACCTTCTAGACGAATGCCTGCAACAGTTGTGGCAAACTTATTTGGATTTGAAAGTGGAATGATGTCACTTTTATAGACTATAATGTATGACAATATTTCCTCTTTTGCATAATGATTCAATTTATCTTCAATACACGACATATGTAAGTTCAAAGGTATTGAAGATCTTTTTCCATATTTTGCTTCCAATTTACTTATTATATAATTTTTTATTTCATTCCAATTCTTGAATTCCATTTCATTTAAAATTTCACTTGCTTTTCTCATTTTTTTCCTCCTAAATTTTATTAAATTTTAAAATGGGAGAAGATACTTATTAGATTTTATCTTCCCCCGTAATTTCTAATTATAAATAATAGTTTCCTTGGTCATCTGCATGTTCTGGACCAATACCCATAATATTATGGTAATGACCATCGTAATCTCTACACCAAGAAGATGCAACTCTATCGTACATCTTCCATGCTATATTATACTTCATGATCATGTTTTCTACACTTTGACATCCATTCTCATAAACTGGATATAATCTATCTGCATTTCTCCAAAGAGTTCTAAGTCCTAACTTAGAATTTTTCATAAATTGTTTAACTCTTTTTTCAATTTCATATATGTCCTCATCATCATCATCTGAATGTCTAGGGTCCCAAATCCATTCATATTTCTTAAGAACATCAAACCAATAATTTAATTCTTCTATTAAATATTTTGGCATCTTTTCTGACAAATGTTTAGAACTCCAAGCTGATCTTTTAATATCATCTTTCTTTCTTATATATGGAGTTTCTTTAAACTTTTTAGATTTGAAACAGTCTACTAATCCTTTGATTCTTTCTTTACTTAAGTAATTCCATTTCTTTTTGAAGTATTTAGATCTTCTAGATCTCATGATATAGGGCTTATTCCAAGTCCCTATTTTTCTAAATAATACTTCTTGAGTGAAAGATATAGGACATCCTTTAACTGGTTCGTATCCTAATTCTCTAGCAACTTCAGCTAACTCTTTTATTGATTTATCCCAGATATCTTTATTTGTATATTCAAACTGAAGATCAATGTTTTGACAACCACAGTAACCTCCAATTGCTGGGAAAACATTAACTTCATCTATTTCCCAGTTATTATTTTTAAGTATAATTCTTTCTAATATAAATGCCACATTTATAAAGTTTGGTTTTACTATAGGTTTATTGAACACATAGTATTTTTTGTCCTTACTATCGTCCAATCCTATATCCCACAAATTATTAAATCCTCTATTATAATCAATTATTGTATTATTGATTACGTTAACTAGCATTACTTTTATATCAATTTCTTTACTTCCTACATATTCAATATTTCCATTATTTCTATTTGGTGTCCACATACTGATCACTTCTCCTTTTTTTATTTTTAAATTTTATTATTTATCTTCTCCAAATATGTCTTCAATTGATTCAGACACATATTTTTTAAATTTTTCAATCTTAGTATTTTTACTTTCAAGGATCATAACTAATAATCCTATAAATAACATTCCAATAGCTATCGCAATCCAGAATTGAATTGCTCCTGCTTCTATTATAACATCCCATATACTCATATTGAAATCACTTGGTACATAATTATTCATTTTTTATTCCTCCCTATTTTAAAATTACATTTAATATTATATAACCAATAACTAATACTGCTAAAATTTTTACATATTTTTTCTTTTTATTT